TTATGCGGCATTAGACTTCACGAGCATCATATCTTTATAACCAGCATCAAAGTTCACATGCGCATTGAACTCGAAACGCTTACAACCTTCGAACGGATTGCCGAGCGTTTTATTCTTGCCGAGCCATTCACAAAGCTCAATGATAGACGACTTATCTGATGTGAAATAAACAAACGGCTTTCCTTTGAGCACATTCAACACATCGAGATAGTCAGACAAATGCCAGTACATTTTGTATGTTCCAACCTCAGTGGACAAATAAGGAGGGTCAACTATAAACACCACATTCGGCTCGTCTTTATATTTTTCGTATAGTTCACGATAGTCGCACGATTCAATCGTCAAGCCTTCCAGATAGTCCTCACTTGTCGGGTAGTCATTCTTTCGGATATTGTTGTACAATGTCTGCTTCTCCATCTCCTCGATGCTCAGTTCGTACTTCATCGAGAACATCACCGATGCCGAGATGGTTATAAAATCAATATAGCCCACCGTTTGCTCCTCATGCCTTAAACGTTCAAACATCTTCTCACGCATCTCACCATCTATTCGCTTGTGCTTTGGCGTATTGCCTACTATCTCTCGCAAATCAGCGAGCAGCGCATTTGTCTGAGGTATATGTGCCAATCGCTCTCGGTAGTTGTCGTAGTCGTTATATACCACAGTTGCCTCTGGACGCAAATGCTTCGTTATATGGGACAGCAAACCGCTGCCACCGAACAAATCCACAAACACTGTTTTGTCGTTGAACTGGGGCAGAATCTTGATATACTCCTTTGCAAACATGCGCTTCTGTCCGACAAAAGGCAGAGGTGCTGCCATGTGCATTTTCCCTCTCATACGTTCAGTTCAAATTTTATATTATCCTCACCAGCGAGAAGTCGTTCAGTGGGCTTTATGTTGTTTTCATAGATGTGTACATTCGCCAGGTTCAGCGTGATAGACTTTAGTGGCAAGTCTATCTGTCGAGCCATCAGATAAAGGTGGTAAATGTCTGAAGGCAGTCCGAGGTTTGCATCGGAGCTGCGCTGATATGCCGACACAACCAATGCACCGTCCTCTATTTGAAACTGCACAAGGCTCAGGCACGGTGCCTGGTTGCTCTCTGCATCCGTTGCTCCGAGAAACAGTACATAGTTTTTGCTGTTGCGTTTCTCCTTGTTGATGCGCTCAATAAGTGGTGGCAGTTTCTCCATGTAGGTCGGGTAGCTGTTTACCAATGTCTGGCCGCAGTAGTCCCACCATGCTATGCCGGCCTCACGGTATCGATCCACATTGCGCTCTCCTTGCATAAACAGTTTCAGTTCTTCTTTCAGTTTCTTCCTCGCTATGCCGTGGCTCTCAAATATGTCGAGCAGGTCAGCCGGTGTGAGCGTCAGCTGCTCGTTGAGCAAGTATTTTATCTTGCCTTTTTTGTTCTGTTGGGTCTTGCCTTCAGCAAGCACCTTCCCCAATAATAAATAGTATTTGTTCATCGTGTTTTATTTTCGATACGGCAAAGTTACCACGCTTCCGCATCAAAAAGTAACACCACGAGCAAATCACACTGCAAGCCTTTTGCAGTACATTTTCAAAAGCCTTGCGCTTTGCTTCCCCCGAACACCTGAGTGCTACACTCTCGACCATATCGCTTGATGAGCGTGTACACCTTGCGCTCGCTCACATGATAGCGATCTGCAAGTGTCGCCACAATGTATGAGACCTTTTCGCCACCACCGAGCATCACGCGATAGTCGTTGTACAAGTCTATATATTCCACATCTTCGATGCGTATCCCTGCCTGTTGTAGCCTTTTTAACGGCTCGCGGTTAAAATTCAATATCTCAAATACTTTCATTTTCAACTAAATTATGTACCTTTGTATCGCCAATCATTTATAACAACAAAAAAAACAGTACGGTGCAGCAGGAGGCATAGGCCCCCGGTTGCGCATCGTACTGGTGTGTTGTTAATAAATGATTGGCGTCTATATTAACAGGCCGGGGGCTTTTTTACATCCTCCCCCGAAGGGATTTTTTTAAGCGTTGTACTTGCTCAAATCTATTGCATCTTTATTCTTCCAGCCATTTTCCAGCATCTCTTGTATATGCTTAACGGCTTTCGTGTAGAAATCTGCAAGTTCATCAAGCGTTTCAAACGCACGGTACACTGGACTTTCATCAGTGCCGAACTTAAATGTCACTGGTAGCGTTTTTCCGTCCGTCTGGACGGCCAAATCGTATGCAGCCTTATAGTTGTACTGGTTCTCTTGCGAGAGCCACACAGGGGCTCCTTCATAGCTGAAGCCCGACAATATTGCTGCATCCGTTTGTTGGTTATACCATTTTCTCACGAGGTCTTTTATTTCCTCGTCAGTCGGCTTGTGTGTCAGTTCTGCCTCCATGTAGTCAGCAGTTCCGTCATCATGTTCTTGCACGTCCCAACGAACGCGCCACTTGTTTTTGATGGGGTTCACGCATTCAAGCAGTTTCACCTCCAAACTTCCTTGTGCTCTTTTCATCAACTAAAAACGTATTTGGTTCGACCTTTGCCGAACACTTCCGTCTTGATCGTTGTCTCAAATGGGAAGCCATCCGGCACTTCTTTAATCTGGGCGAGGATATTTTTCATTTCCTCACTGTTGGTAAAGAATTTCCTGGCTTCGCCGTTCATCTCGATTGATACGATGCAGCGGTCTTCACCCTGCTCCGTCTTGATGCCCGTCTCAAAGTCCTTCACGATGATAGGAATGTTTACCAACTCGCGGATACTTACTACTGTACCCGCGAAGCGCTTTTTGCCGTCTTCTGGCTTGTAAGCCACATTTAAGTCCTTAAAACTTTTCATACGAAAATTATTTGTGCCGTTTTGTAATCTCACAGCATAAGTTTTATATAGTTATTTGTTTGTTTTGAGATTAAGACACAAAAAGAGAGAGCACTCACTGGTAGGCAAGTGCGCGGTTGCTACTTGGGCAATTTTATGTTTTATACTGCTAAGTAAGATTTTGAATTTTCATACACGTGCTCTTTCGTCACAAACTTTGCCACTCAGCAGTTGGGACCAGTTTCATTATCGGACTCGGGTTGTTCCAGTAAAAATCGGCCTGTGATTAACTCAGTCCCCAGTTTTATATGAAGTAGGCTAATCTTCTTTTGAGAGTTTCACGCTATATCCAAGTTTCTGAAGTTCTTTCTTCAAATACTCCTTGCGCTTCTGCTCTTTCTTATTGGGTACATAGTTGTCACCCAATTCTTTGTAACGTCCACCTGTTGAAAGCACATAATGAATGCATTTGAGTAAGGAATGTCCTACTGCTATCAATGCTTTCTTACTCCCCTTGCGTGTAGCTAAGCGGTTGAAACGCTCCATAAAGAATGTTCCTTTAGCTCTTGAAGCTGCCCATGCAGCCTCCACCAAAGTTTCTTTTACTTGCTTGTCACCGTGATTTGTCCTGCTGCTTTTCTTCTTACCTGCACTCTCGTTGTTCCCTGGACACATTCCTGCCCAAGAACACAGATGTGCGGATGTTGGAAAATTGGACATGTCAAGACCTATCTCTGCAACAAGATCCTCACATACGCGGTTTTGTATGCCCGGTATTTCGCACATGCGTTCAATTGCGTCATGATAAGGGGATAAAACGTCCTTTATACGTTTGTCAAAGTCTAGTATATCTTCTTTCAACGAAGCATTGCATTCGCGGATCTTGCCCAGCATGTAAACCTTATGTTCATCTAAACAACCAGTACATGCTTCCAACATTTCTTCTTTTGTATGCTGGCAACGGCCATGGCGAACGCTTTCTATGTCGGATAACGTAATCTGTTTGCCATCACATAGCATATCTATCAGTTTGACTGCCGTCGCACCGCTTGTATCACTCAAAACGCTTGATAATTTAATGTTGCCATCTTCAAGAATACGAATGATACGGTTCTTATTGGCCGATACAGATTGTATCAGTTTGCGACGATAGCGTGTAAGGTCACGCAGTTCGCGTTGCGCTTTGGGAGGAATAAAACTGGGCTTGAGCAATCCTGCCATCAGTAACTGGCATATCCACTCACTATCATTCTTGTCTGTCTTGTGCCCTGGAACATTCTTTATGTGACGAGCATTAACAATCCAGATGTGTGGTATGAAGCCTTCAAACACATTGTATATCGGTTTCCAATATACGCCTGTGCTTTCCATGGCCACGTGAGTGATACCCAATGATACCAACCATTCTCTCAATTGTGTCAAAGATCTCGTGAAAGTGTCAAAGCTACGAGTTTCCTTACAGAGGCCCTCGCCTTGTACTGTCGCAACCACCACTTTCTTGTGGATGTCCATGCCGCAGCCTCGCGACAGAACCTGAGTGAACTGAACTACTGACATAACTGCATAAATTAGAAGATGAACTATTCTTCTGCAAATATACAGGGATGGCAGTCCTTTTCATTCACTTGGGCGACTTTTTTAAATTGTCATGAGGGTTTCATTGTTTTGCCTGTTAATTTATTAAACAAATTATTACAGTCGGCGTGCTTTGTCATCCCATAAAAGAATGCTGTCAGCTCTCGCCTTCTTTTTCTCGATTTTACCTCGCACATCTTTCTTGCGAACTTCTGCTTGATGCGTTTCCTTAAACGCACATTGTTTGGCCGTATCACATAGCCCAGAAAGTCTATTCCCTCAGCAGTCGGGAACACCCTCTCATTGGGCTTTACCACCAAATCTATTTCCTGCAGTTGTTCATGTATGATGTCACGAATCATCCATAGTTCCGCTTTCGTTTTACCAAGTACCACACCGTCATCACAATATCGGTAGAAATGACACACGCCGTACTTGTCCTTCAGATAATGATCTAAATATACAGACAACAACAAATTGCCCAAGCCTTGCGACGAACGTAGCCCGATGCTGATACCTTTTGGTATAATGCGAACAAAATTGTCAAGCATAGCTATGAGCTTCTTGTCTTTGAAAATCCGATGTACACAATACATAACGAAATCCTGATTGACACTCTCGTAGAACTTAGAGATGTCGAACTTGTAACAGTAGCGTGTTCCTTCAGGATCTTCCTGTATATCACGAAGAATGTACTTCATAAGGTCGTGCATTCCCCTGTTCTTAATGCTTGCGGAGGTTGTTCTTATAAACCGCTTTTTTAGGTGCTTATCCACTACGGACATGATAGCATGAGCAGCTATACTATTCTTTAGACTCTTGAAAAATTGAATATGTCGTAATTTACCAGCTTCAATAATGTCTTTCTCCTCAATGTCATTTGGCGTTACATGAAACTGGCCGGAAACAATACGCTCAGAAAGTTTCTTAATGAACTCCTCACGATGCGCAAGCAGGTAACGCCCTTGACGGCTTTCCTTCCGTTTGGTGCCACTGATCACCTGGTCGAACGATTCCGCAATATTAGAATATTCGACAATCTCCTCAATGATATGACCTTCTCTACGCATAGCATCAGTTGTTTTTAATTACAGAAGATAAGGGCCTTCCTATCCCCGGGCCAAACTTCTTCGAACCGTTACCGGCCTACCAAACTCTATTGCCCGACACTTGATGTTTCAGCTTTCCGTCCTTTCATGGACGCTGTTGCTGTGGCTCGTTTCCCTCGGCACCACATCGAGGAGCGCGTCCTCATCGTTGTACGCCGATATATTTTGATTTCCAGACGCGAGCCGACATTCGTATTCGCATTCGAAGCATCGTTATTCGCATTCGCATTCGACACACCGCCATTCGCATTCGCATTGTTGTACCCGCGATAGACCACACGGCCCATTAGGAAACTCTACCAAGATGCAAAGTTACTCATATTCCCGCCAACTCAAGCGATTATACTCAAAATCAGTTGCAAAGCGACAATATTTCAACGAAAACCGCAGCACCACCAGGTTCCCTCGAAATTCCCAAAAATTTTCGACCGGCTTACGCCGGTGATGCCACGTCTTTCGTTTTGTCGCTTCGCTCCCGCTTTACGCGCTTCGCGTTACGCAGCCTCGCTCAACGCCTTATACGCAGCCACGCTTTGCGCCCTCACGAGTTTGCCGCGGAAGGCCAGACGCGAGCCGACATACGTAACCGCATTCGAAGCATCGTAACCCGCATACGCATGCGACACACCGCCATACGCATACGCACTGTAGCACCCGCGATAGACCACACGGCCAGTGGCTGTGCTTATCCAGTACAGGTCTGAATAGTATGTGCTCGACGAACCATTCATCGAGCCTACTGGCACTACCGCCATCAGCCTTCCATGAGCCACTGCCGTTATCCAGTTACCGCTATTCGTCGTACCCTTTATCATCATCGTGCTGCCATCAGGCATCCAAATGCGCCACTTGCCCTCATTGCCGCTCGTGTTCGGCAAGTCCACACCGTCCATCATGTCATACTTGTGTCCGTAGATGTCCTCATAGCCCAGGCAGCAGATATTGTTCACCTGCGTCACCTTTGCAGCACCATACTCGTCCTTGTCCACATACCAGGCATATTGATGCACTCTGTTCTCGTCCACCAGACTGTTTGTCACATTCGGGTTGATTGCCTTTGCGCCCTCATAGCCTATGGTGTCCTGCATGCCCCTCGATGCCGTACCTCCAGTCGTGCGCATATTTGTATGCGAACCTGCGCCACACTGCTCCTGCATGTTCCTCCTGCCATACTTCGCGTATGCAAGGTTCGCAATGCGGAAGTGCATCAGAGCGTCAATCTGCTGCATACCTCGCTGCACGCTGTAATAATGGAAGTCCGTCCATGCCATGCTTGCTGTAGTGCTGCCGCCAGTTATGCAGGCACGCAGCTTGCTGCCCACAACAGAACTGCCCACAACAGCGCACAGATGCTCATCGTTCGCAAACCATTCAGGCTCCATATCCTCTATCTTGCTGCTGTTGGATAGCACCACCTTGTCAAACTCGGCTGTGTTCAATATAGAGAAGTACAAAGTCTTGGCTCCCTCAGGCACATCGCTGATGAGATACATTCCAGCCTCAAATCTGTTTCCCAACGTTGGCACCACGACGCTCTTCACCACATTGCCGTTCACGTCGGCAAATGCGCTGCCCACAAGGTTTGTGCCTGGCACACTCGGCCAACGGACACGTTTGTGCTTCGACACATCCACCACGCACACCGAATAAGAGCTGTCTGTGCTCATGGCATTTGTTATGGTGTCCCTGCCACTCATCACTTTCCTGCCTTTAGTGTAACCGCCCTGCACCGTCTTGATGTCATCAAGCGTCAATACGTCCACATTCGGCACAGCCGGCATGTGATCCTTGTCCTTCGAGCTGTAGCAACTGTAGTTCTTGCTGTTCAAGAAGTCATTCACACCCTTGCTCCAGAAGAAAGGCTCGTGCATCATCAGTTCACCCTCGCTGCCGTCAAGTTTGGCAGGGGTTCCGTCGGCATACTTGGTGCTGTCCTTATCGTCAAGCTCCATGTAAGTCATCTCACCGTCAAGATTGTTCACCACGGTATCGACATTCGCGATGTTCACGTTCCTCGTGGTCGCCTTCTTTGTCACCTTCGCCAGCACTCTGTGGCGGTTCTTCAGTATCGCAGCCACATGGCCGCTTGGCTTGTAGTCGTTGCCGTACTTGTAGCCCGTGCCGTTATCCAAGTTCGAGAGATTTGCATCGTCTGCCACGCTCTCGTCGCTCTCCAGCATCGTGTATTCCGGCTGCTCAATGTTCAACTCAGGATAGTGCTCAGTATATGCGGCAAAGGTCTCATCATCAACGTAACGGGTCAAACGGTATGTGCCCACCAGTCGGCAGGTATCCACGTTGCCGCCATTCTCGTCCACACCGCCCGTCTGCATCAGTGAGGCCAGCAGGCTGCCGTCGCCTTCCATGTCGATGCCGGTCACACGCAGGTACTTCACGTTTCCGCACCTTGCGTGCAGCGTCTGCCAGTCCACACCAGGGCAATTGTCAACCACAAGCCTGTTGATGTTGCTTGTGCCCTCAAGCGTCAGACCGCTGGTCGTCAGTTTGCCCAGATAGCGCAGTTCCAGTGTCTGCAACGTTGCCGGAAGCGTTACGCTCGTCAGCGGAGCACCCTGTGCGAAGTTCACGCCGGTCAAGGCAGTCTTGCCTGCCTTCAGTGTCTCCAGCTTCGTGTTGTTGCTCAAGTCTATGCCAGTGAAGCTGCCTGACTTCAAGCCGGTCATATTCAGAGTACGCAAGTTTCGGCAGCCGTTCACCAGCAATGCGTTCAGCGTTGTCTGTGTCTGGCCGCAACTCACGTCAAGCGTCCTCAGGGCTGAGCAGTTGTTCAAGTTCAGAGTCTGGAGAATGGCATGGCTAACGTCCGTCAAGTCAAGCCCCATGATGCGGCTCGCACCGTAGATGTATTGCGGGTCATTCACGATGAGGTCCGTGTCAAGCGTCAGTTCCACCTGACTTCCCGTGTCCTCCGCAAGCACTGCGCTTTCGTGCGGAGTACCGCTCGTGTAGCCGTACCCGAAGAAATACCGCTCGCTCGCCGTGATTCTTATCTTCCGGTTGTCACTCCCGAACTTATAGCCGAAGTAGGCCGCGAAACTGTCCTTTCTGTAGGTACCGCACACATACTGGCTGTCCAGCAATGCAAACCGGTTCTGGATGGTATAGGTGCGGTGCGCATATCGGCTGCCCTGGAGTGCATAGAGATAGTCATAGTAACTCGTAGTGCCGTCTGCCGTCGTAACACCCTCCGTCAGCGGCTTGATGTACTTGTAGATGCCGTCCTTGTTGTAGATGCGCTCACACCAGTTGCCCATCATCTCCTCATTGAACACCTTCAGCACATACTCCAGCGACATCGTGCTTCGCAGCTTGTCTGCCACCTCCCTCAGTTTGTCCGGGCAGCCTCTCACAAGTTCCCACAATACGGAGTCGTGTCCTGCAAACGCATACGAGCCGATGCTCTCGTCCATCGTCTCCCACGTTATCGTGTAGTCGTATTTCAGAACCGAGTCGTTGCGCTCACCGAACACCGTATCCATGTCGTATGGGATGAAATACCATATCTTGCCGTCCCACGTCACGAGCATCATGTTCTTCGCACGGTTGTCCACAGCCATGAAGTAGTCCGTTATCAGATACCATGCAAATGGCGAGTCGTTGCCGAAGTATTCCGCATATTCGTTCAGGAATTTCGTCGGGTTGCCCTTGCACGAGTATATCCACTCCCAAAGGCGCTTCACTGCCGCCTTGTCGTCCTCATGCGCCGTCGCCCATGTGTCATCGGCCTTGAAGCGGAACTCCAGAGCATCGTCAAACGTGTCCATGTTGCTCGTACCGAACAGACATAATGTCTCCGAGTTGTTCAGGAACTCCAGGCAGATACACTTGTTGCGCCCGCCCTTCAGTGCAGCCTCGTCATTGAAGCCCTCGATACCCTCAAATCCGTAGATGATGCCGCTGCCGCTCTTCTCGTTGTTGAAGTTGTATTTGCCAAGATACACGTTCTCACCCGTGCCGTTGTTGTCGTAGAACAAATCTATCGGGAAACCGTCCACGCCGATTCTCACATCATAGTTGCCCTTGTAGGCCATTTGTGGCGGAGTCAGCCAGCCGCATCTCTTCCAGATGTCGTTCACCACTCTCACCGCACCCGTATTGTGCGTAGATGAAGAGTCCGAGAAGTCCGCCTTCAGACAGAATATGTCTATCGGTCTTGCACCTGGTTTGAACGAATATTTGAAGTCCGCGACCTCCACACCGTTCACATACAGCTTAGTGCCGTACTTCGTCGAGCGGCTGAAGTAGATGCGGTAGTTCTTTCTCGGGTAGGTCGTCGATGAGGTGCCTTGTATTCTCAGTCCGCACTGGTAGATGATGAAGTCATACTCCTTACCGTAGGCAGAGTAGAAGTAGATGTCCACCGGAACCTCAAACTTCTTGTTGTTCGTCTGGTTCACAAGGTTCACGTCACCCACGATCCTCATCACGCTCTTGCCCATCGCACGCAGTTTGTCTATATCGACATCAGTGCCCTCGTCGTCCATCACCTGGTTCTTCTCGAACAGCACCACCATCTCGTCGCTCGTCGGGCGGTCCACCATGTAGTTCGCCAGTTCCTCATCATCGCCCAAGGCACGGTTATACACGCGCAGGTTCCGCACCTCCACGTCCGCGCTCTCGCTCGTGATCCTGATGTTCGTCGGTTCTGCCTGGAGCAGCGAATCCGTCGAGGCATACTGCTTCGCACCGCATAGGATGCCGTTCACATACAGCATCATCAGTCGGTTACCCTTCTTCTCCTGCACCACGAAGGCTATCTTCAGTGTCATACCGCTCGCGAACTTCGTGCCCACTTCCGAGCCTGCGCCCGTCCGCATCAACGCCTCCTGCGTGGTCAGTCTGAAACCGACATTGCCGGCCATGCAGTCCACCACCGTGCCTTTGCGGTCGGTCACATTACTGCAGGTCAGTTCCATCTCGTAGGTCGCACCTGTCGTGGTGGCGTCATTGGCAAATGGCTTGTAACCTATCTCGATGTTTGCCCCGTTCGTCAGTTTCAGCGCGTCGCCCGTCCAGCCGTTGCTCTGCCAGTCAAAACCTTCAAACGCCGTTTGAACGTCGTTATAACGCCATTCTGCAGGCTCGCTCTCGGCATTGCTTCTGCCGGCTGCCGTCAGTTTCAGTACGAGTCCGGCAGTCGCCTCGCTCAGGTCAATGCCACTCTCCGTCACCTTCACGTTCAGCTTGTATTCCGTTGTGCCGCACTTCAGCACCATCGCCACATCGCCCTGCTCCAGGAAACGGTTTGTATATACCTGCGTCGTCCTCGGAACGCTCACCGTCTGCGTCCGTATGCCGTCTCTCCACACACCCACGGTCGCCGGGGTCGTTGTCGGGTCATACGCCACAAAGTCAAATCTCACCTGCTCATACTGGCCGGTTTCAATAGTCGGGCTCAGATGGTCGTCCGCAAAAATGCGTCCGTCACCGAAGGTCAGCTTCGTGCCGATATACGGGGCGTTCTGTCCGGCCTTCAGAATGTCAAAGTAGATGCTCTCACTCTTCAGCGTCAGCTCCGCGCTCGCCTCCATCTCGGCGACAATCTGCACCGTGTGCCGACCGATGCTCACTCCCGACATCGACAAGGAGAAACTGCCGTTGGTCGTGCCGCTTCTTTTCACCGTCTGCGAGTCCCACTGGTGTCCGTCCAGATACAGCGTCACGGTTTTGTCGCCACTTCCGCTCACCGCGAAGGGGATGCTCACCGCCTCACTCACGCCGTAGCCGCCCTTGGCGACACACTCGGCTATGTTGAAGCTGCTGCTCAGCGCAAGGGTCACAGCCTTCACGCTCACATAGCTCTGCCTCGTCTGTGTCTTGCCGGTCGTCGGGTCGGTTGTGGTAGCCCTCACATAGATGTCTGTCGTGCCGAGCAGCAGGTATTTCGTCAGATCCAGAGTATAGGTTCCCTTGCTCACATCATGCTGCGTGTCTGCATACATCACGGTCGCGCCCCTCTTCATCTCGATACTGACTGTTGCCTTCTGGCCCGTGGATGTGCCTTTCTCGTCACCGCTGCTGTACTGGTGGTCATACGTCCATGTCAGCATCGCGCTGTCGCCTTCCTTGATGATGGTCTTGCTGGCGGCTGCATCCAGCACGATTTTCGTGGTCGAAGCGTCACCGCCTCCACCGCCGCTTCCTGCCGGAATGTCCGCAGACGCTATCTCTGCACCGCTCTTGTTGGTCAGTGCCAGGCGCACGCTGCTGCCGTCGTCACTCAGTTCGGCATTCATGCCCAAGACGGTGCTCGCCTCTATCTCCATCAGCTTCGCCGCCACCGCCGCGTTCTGCACCGGGTTCGTCGAACTTGCGTTCAGACTCTCGTCCACCTCAGTCTCGCTGATGGTGATAGCAACGTTGCCGTCCTCGCCCGGTTCCAGTTTCTTGCCGTTCAGCGTCACGCTCTTCACCGTGCCGTCGCCGCCAAAGTCCTCCCAGCTTGCCGCCTGTTCCCAGCTCTCGATGTTCGTGCCCTTGAACTGCTTTGTCTCCCATTTGCCCTGTGCCGTCTCGTAGGTGATGCAGCGTCCCTTCGCACGTGCCTTTCCTTCCACGGCTGCTATGGCGGTCTCAAGCGTATAGTATCCGCTCTCCAGCGGAACCTGCTCCGTCACGTTATAGGTGTTGCCACCGCCGCTTCCGCTTATCTCCACCAGGTTCTCTTCCTCATCGCTCCACACATACACCACGCCACCGCACACATACGCCTTGTCCTTCAGTACCTCCGTGCGCACATCGTTCATGTACATGTCTGCACCAAGCCAGTTGTTGCAGTATCTGTCGCCCTTCTTTCCGCGGAAGGCTTTGTTCACCGTGTCATAGTACACACCGTCTATCTGCGGATACGATACAAGCTGTCCCTCCACGCCTTCCACCAGCCCGTCAAACCGTGCTGTCGCGCCGTTTCTCGCAGCCAGGGCCGTGTCCTTGTACTCCGCTTCCACGCTCTCTGCCTTTGCCACAGCAGCGTTGGTCTTTTTGGCGGCATCTGTGGCTTTGCTTGCCGCATCGTTGGCGGTTTGGGCCGCAGTCTCCGCTGTTGATGTTGCCGTATCAGCTTTCTTTGCCGATGCGTCAGCCACAGCTGCAGAAGACTTGGCGACAGCTGCTGCATCCTCCGCAGGTTTCGACAGCAGTTTCAACGGAGCGCTCACCACCGTCTCGCCTCTCATGGCAGGGAGGCTCACCACACCGTCCAGCGTGCTCACCGCTTCCAGTTCGTCCACACTCTGGCTGTCAGTCTTTATCTGGTTCACCACATCCAGGACCAGTTCCTTTTTCTCTTCTTCTGTCAGTGCCATATTTATTTGGTTTTGTTGTTATTGTTCAGTTGTTCATTCAGTCCGTCGATGAAGCCGGGCACGCACAGACGTTCTGCTACCGTGCCCATAAGACTTACCTCCTCGTCGGTATATTCGACACTACCCTCGCCATTGTATATCTTCAGGGCAAGGGCATGTGCCTTAATGCCGTTCACGTTCTTGTATATCAAGTCCGCAAACGTCTCCCTCGCGTCCACCGTCTGCGCCGCCTTCCGGCTCACGGTCGTGTAAATTTTGAAATGCTTAAAGTCTATCTTTTTCATACATCATTCCTCATTCGTTGTTCCTTCTATGATATACCAGTTCCCCGCTATCGCCTTCAGCGTCGTGTAGGTGTTCCACAAGCAGTATATCCGTGTGTCGCTCTTGCTGCACCCGCCGAACCGCCTCACATCAATAACGCTTCCGTCCGATGTTTTCATCAAGTAGTAGGGGTTGGCCTCGAATATTATCTTCTGTCCGTTGATGGCGGACACATACAGGTACTTCAGCTTCTTGCCCACTGGTCTGTCCCAGAAGAAGCTCAGCTCCAGTCCGTCGTATGCCGTCGCGTCCGGCAGGTATATCCAGTGCGAGTAAGGGGCCTCCGTGGCATCCCACGAGTCTTCTATCGCGTCAAACTCCCAAAAGAACATGTTGCACGGCTCAGCCTCTGGGTCTATCTGGTATTTGTTCGGTGCATTCACCTTGGTGCTCGAATACAGCAGGTTCGCATGGATCACTCCCGTCACCTCTGCGTCCTTCATTCTTGCAGACTTCACGTCAAGGCTGCCGTCTGCGTTCACCTTGAAATATTCGTTCATCGTCACTGCGCCTTCCAGGGTTATCTGGTCTGCGCTTATCCTCACGCCACTCTCCAGCTTGCCGTTCTCGTCCTTGGTCACGAATGCCGACACCTCCGCTCGTTTCACAATGTCTGTGCTCTCCTCCACGGCCGAGGCAAACATCCCGGCAAACGCCTCGATGTCCAGTTTCTTCTCCATGTCCCCGGCATAGCTGTTGAGCCATGTTTCCCAGTCCGTTGCCGTTATCAGTCCCGCCGTATTCTTCAGCGCGCCGTGCTCGTCAAACCGCTCCGAGATGAGTGCGTTGTATTTTGTTGTCGTTATAATCTCTGAACCCTCCAGCACCTTGCCGTCCTTGTCAAAGTTCAGTGCCGCTATCTTTACCAGCCGCTCGCTCTGCTCGAACAGCGTCTTGTACTTGTACGTCAGTGCCTCTATCTTGTCCGTGCTCAGCACCAGCATATACAGGTAGATGTCGCCGTCAAACGCCAACTTGAAGTCGCCCGTGCCGTTCCACAGCCCGCTGCAGGTGTACTGCACATAGCCGTCCGTCACCGCAATCTGTTCGCTCACCGCTAAGCTGTCGAAGTCCGCAAAACCTGCCTTGTCCACGTTCTCAAAACCAATCTTCAGCGTGCCGGCCTTTGCGCAGCGATAAAAGAAGCTCAGATACACTGGCAAGGCTTCCTTCTTCCCGTCGCCGTTTGTCGGGAAGGTCGGCACAAAGCGCAGATTCTCGTGCTTCTGGCGAATATACTTGTTGCGTATCCGCACCACCTTGCGTCCCATGTCTGTCACCACGCTCGCACCGTCACCCTTCTTCGATAGTGCTGCGCCGTTGGCCCATATCCACCTGTTGCCGACGAGGAAGAACACCGTCTCATTTTCCGAGTTCCACTTCTCCAGTCCCGACGCAAACGTCGGGTTGTTCAGATAGCCCTTCTCGCTTAGGAAATCGTTCCTCACGCTGTCGATCGCGCTCTGCACCTTGCCCTCCGTTATCTCAAACCGAGTCTTCACGTCCTCGCCTGTCTCCAACACGAAGGTTCCTTTCATATAGGCGTTGTCTGCATATAGGCCGTTGCCCCGTGGTTGGCGGTCTGCCGGAAACTTGTCGTCCTTGATGCCGTCCAGGTTGCCGAGCCTTGCACGCAAAGCGTTGTCAAAGGTCTTGCCACTCACGCCGTCCATCACATCCACTCTCGGCTGTCCGTCCTCGGTTGCCGATATGAGCACAACATTCTGGCGGTCGGAGTTCGCCGTGTTGCCCATCAGCACACACTCATCACCCTCCTTCGGTTCCACGCCCTCGAACTCCTCCTTCACCACCACGATGCCAGTCTCCGTAACATCGGTCACTTCCACCCAGTAGCTCCGCATATCCTTGCCCGTGAACGTCTGGCAGCGCACCAGGTCGTGCTGTACAAACATATTCTCCTGCTCGAAGGTGATAAGATAGTGCTCGCCCGATTCCTCCACGGTCTTGATGCGTCCGTTGGCCGCGCTCACGCATATCTGACCGCCCACACTCCTCACCTTCTCGATGAGCAGCTCCAACACGGCCATCGTATGCCTTACCGTCAGTTTATCCACCGTCAGGTAGGTACGCCCATCCTCACCTTTCCACAGTTGAAACCCTGCGCCCAGCAGTCCGTCCACAAACTGCCCAGCGCTCCTTATGCTGTCCGAGGTCACGGAGTCAAAGGTCACACCATCAGTCTTTCTCACTGGCTGATTCAGATAATCATCAAACTCATGGTAATCCCACTTGTCTGCATTGTCTGCTTCCTTGGCGTGGTCCGCCTCCAGTGCATGTTTCGACTCATCTGCGTTCACAGCATGGTCTGCCTCCTTCGAGTGGTCAGCTTCTATCGCATGGTTGCTGTCCTTGGCATGGATAGCCTCCTTCGCCAGTTCTGCGATGTCAGCCTTGGCCGCATGCGCAGCCTCCTTCACTGCCATGCCACCGTAAGCGGTGCCACTCGTTCGCAATGCCGACGTACTGCCCTCGTTCTTTGGTTTCTTTATTACCTTGATGTCTATCATTGCTCGATCTCCTTAAGTGTCATTTCTGCATATCCTTCCTCGAGGTTGCGACTGATGCCCTGCACGAAGAAGGTTTTATCCATCATGGGATGGCGATAGTGAGCGAACAAACTCACGATGCCACCATCTGTATCCGTCAACTTCTGCGTCATAACAACCCTTGGTGCATGCCACTCTTTGTAATAGTTGTCCACATACAACTGCTCAGGCTTAGCGCTCATACCCCTCGAATAGTCATATACCGCCAACAATCCCTCTCCTGTCAGCGTGTTCAATGGGGTGCTCATCTTCACGCTGTCCGTCACGTCCAAAGCCTGGCACTCCGCTGCTGTCAGTGCTGAGTTTATCTTCATTTCGATGTCATCCTTCACGTTCACAAAACTCTCCTTTGTGTCGCTCATGTAAACGAGGTCGTTATCACCAGTGTTGTTCACCAGTCCGTTGTCGCTATATATCTTCACTTCAAACTGCTCCACCATGATGCTGCTCACGTGTGCCAGCAGTGGTATCGTTGTACTGTTCCATTTCGTGTGTCTGAACCACGTCTTGTGCCGTCTCGTCACCACGTCCCACAATGCGTTCACTGGTCCCAGGATCATAAACTTAACCCTACCGCTCACTTTATCTGCCTTCTTGATTGGTATCGCTATACCCTCTGCATCGATGCCGAGCTCATAGTTCACGTTGTTTTGCAAATCGAACTTGGTACCAACTATCTTGTCACCGATTTTCGGGTCAAAACCTATCGTAAAACACTGCTGGTAGTATTCGTCCTCATTGGAACACTCCTCCAGCGTTTTATACTTCCGCCATTCGAAGTCCGTCACCTGTCCTTCCGTGCCTTTTTCCACAACGCACTTATCTCCTATTATCAGCATACATGCCAGCATACCCACCTTTGATATATGGTCGCTACCATCTCCAATGGCACTATACTTAAATTCATACAACTGAGGGCCGGTATCCGTGAACGGAACAAAGCCGTGCGCCGTTTCCATATCCCATGCCACTGTCTCATTAGGCAATGCTGCCTTCCACCACTGCTGCGTGTAGTATCGCCCGTCACCGTTGTTTCGGCTCGGCACCGTAACACCTGACCATTTACCAATTCCTGTAAATAGATTTCCCCATTTTCCACCATCATAGTTGTATATTGCTTTGTAGGTGTCCGTCAATGCCATCACAGGGTTCAGCACCAGTTTTCCGCTCAGCACGATGTAGTTCGTCGTTCCCTCGTCTGTAGGCGAAAAGACACCACCAGTCATACTGCCGTTATACACGGCCCTCGGTATGCCTGCCTTTAGCGAGTTGGTATTAGGATAGGTAGTTGCCTCCTTGTCGTCACAGTTGCCGTTCACACTCACTACCAGGTAGTTCGTCATTTCCACTTTCGATGTCGGGGAGTTGTCCTTTCCGTCCGTTTTCTTCTCCACCTTGCCAAGTGCCATGATGGCAGCACCCTGGTTCTTCGCCAACCAGTTCGGCAGTATATGTTGGTTTCGCCCCTCACTACAGTATTCCTCCATCAGGTTACCACTCCCGCTCTTTGGGAACAGCCACTGACTGTTGTTCATCATCTGCACATACCAGTCAGTTACACAACCACCACTATAGGAAGTTTCCTGTCCGTGAGTCATTGCGTCAAAGGCATTTATTGCTTTCGAGCCCTCACCATCACTGCTGTATTCCGTCATGTACTTCTGCTTGTTGCTGAAGGGACTTTTCAGAAGATCGTTGTCAAGCGGACTCTCTATCACACTCTCCATACTCTCCACCTTGGCAGTCAGCATAATTTTATTGTACACCTCCCCTACGCTTATCGTCGTATCCGTGTCTGTCACCAAACCAGTCACGATGTCCGTTGTCTGCCGGGCCGTCGTCACGCTTGCGCCAGTCAGCAAATCTCGCCAGTAGATGCGTTCGTTGCCCTTCACACTCTCCCAGGAGAACAGATAAAACGTGAACCCATCCTGCACGATGTGGAGGTTCAGATACTTCAGTATCTCCTCCAATACCTCATCCTGCTGCCATACGTCATCCTCCTCATCACCAAGAAAAAGCAACTCGCTCACCGTCAGCTGGCCGAATATCGCATAGCGGTTACCTGCCAAATCATCCACAGCCTTACTCCCATCGTATAGGTAGCGCATGGCATTACCACCCACGATGTCAAGCTCAGCCGTCACACCACCCAATATCTCTTTCAGCATCGCCAAGAATGTGCGTTGTTCCGCCTCCGCCTTTACTACATTATACAGTACACCGAGCGAGCCGACATCACGATATTTAGCATACTGCAATGCCGTCAGCGCATCGATGCAGCTCAACTCTATCTCGTCAAACTCCTCGTTGTAGCCCTGCGAATAGCTCTGCGGTTCGATAAATCCGGCAAAGAGACATTTCCCCTCACGGTAGATGTTCACCACAGCGTCACGGCATGAGGCACAAAAGAAGTCCGGCACGAAGTTCCGCGCCAGAAGGCGTACAGTAGCCTGCTGGCAGAGCAAGTGGTCAAACGTATCGTTCACTTGACTCGTCAGTTCCACTGGATCATCAGTAAACGACAGTTCCCCATTCTTCTCACCAATGACAGTTTCCTTAGTACGGTCACCACCAGTCAGTATATGCACCTCGATGCGCTCTTCCTTTTGGTTGTAAAAATGTCCGTGCAGATACATGCTCCTTATATTTTGATGTTCGTTCCTTTTCTGTTTATTCTCGTCTCGTTGGCAAGCACCGCCACAAGGTCTCTGCCTTTAACCTTCAGCTCGTACACACCGCCACCTCCGCCGCCATTATTACCGATAAGCGACTTCAATTTGTTCAGCGGTGCTATCACCTCTGGGTTGCTTTTCGCTCCAGCATACTCGCCCATCAGCGCCAAGGTCGGGCCATACACAATACCGCCGTTGGCGAATGGTGTCACGGCAACCGAAGCAACAAGCCCTTGCATCATGGCTATAAATCCAGCTGCGATGCCAGCACCAGCAAACGGAATGTAAGCGTGTGCAGCCATAAACTCTGAAGCTGCAAGTTCGCGGTACGCCATTGCCTCAGCCTTCACTGCCGCCATCGTTGCAACCGATGCCGCCACCTCTTCAGGGGCTGCCGCTACTTTTGCCGTAGCAGCTGTGGTCGCTGCCACTCCACTTGCAGCGGTCACAGTGTTGGAGGCACCAGTTACGGCGGTCAAGGTCTGAATAATTGAGATGATGCCGTTGATGCCCTCATATATCTGAATGGCAGCATCGACAACGCCAGTAATCGTGGACCATGCGTCACGGTTGCCTTGCAGCGCATCGGTGAGCGAGGTGACACCATTGCCCACACCCTTGACCGTGCTCCACGACTTACCTAACGTGACATTGCTTTTGCGGATGCGCTTCTCGTAATCCTCATAACTGCCGATGAGCTTCTGTATGGAGGCTCGCTGCGACTTGTCCATAGGGTTTTTGGTGTCAGCCAACATATCCTGGAGTTCCTTGATGCGTTTCTTTACACCATCAAGCCCAATGGTTTTCAGTTCGAGGGTCAGCGTCTTGCCCTCCATACTGTCGAGCTTCGCCACCTCTTCCTCCATTTCGGGAATGCGCGTGAGCTGCTTCATGGCATCGCGTTTTTTCTCCAGTTCCAACACCGTGCGCTGTATGTCGTCAATCTCCGATGCGCTGGCGTTCTTCTGCTTGGTCTGATAGTAGCTGATGGCATCATCCAGCGAGCGGATGGTGTTCAGTCGGGAGATGTCCTCCGGCTTCTTCAGTTCATCAAGAGTATCGTCCCATTTCTTCTTCAGGTCGTTAAGGGCATTTATCTGCTTCTGTATCTCGATGCGCTCTGTCTCTGTAGCGGTTTTCAACAAGTCTGTATAATACTGCAGCTCTTTTTCAAGCTGGCGGTATGTCTGTATCTTGTCTAAACCGACATCAACATGCGAACTGCGTTCAAACGCCGTTTTAAGGTCATTCAAACGCTGTATTTCAGCATCGATTACTGCAAGTTCTTCTGCAGAGGCATTCTCCCTCAATCCCTGTTGATAGGTGATTTCTGCATCGATGTCCTTCAAGGTATTCAGTTCAGTGGGACGGCTTGCCGCATCCTGCAACTGCGTTATCGCATCCTGCTGCTTTTGCAAGGCTGCGATTTTCTTTGCATAAAGCTCAATGGTCTTGGTATCCGTCCCGTTGGCAGTTTCCAGTTTGTTCTGGTAGTACTGGATGTTGTTGTCAAGTTCCTTGTAACTCGTGGCATTGGCGATAAGCTTCTTTCCGCTGTATTTGTCCTGGTTACCCGATTTACCACTGCCGTTTCCGCTGTCTGTTGAGGGGGCATTCTGTTTCTTATTGTTCTTCAATGCGGTCTGGGCGTTCGCAGTCTTTGCCTTGGTGTTCGCTTGTGTGGCCTTGGTGTTTCTCTCCAAATCTGCCGTCTGCCTTGCTGTGGTCTCGTCCTTTATGCCGAAGAACTTTTTCACCCATTCCCATGCCTTCTTTATCACGGCACTCGCTTTTTCGAATGCCTTGACAAGAAAGTCCCATACGGCTGATGCAATTTTCTTCACCGCTGCCCATACAGCATCACAGATATTGCGAAAGGTCTCACAGTTATTGTACGCCGCTATCAATGCACCCACAAGTGCCGCTATAGCCATTACGACAATACCGATGGGGTTGGCACTGAGCACAAAGTTCAGGGCTATCTGTGCCACCTTCCAAATGTTGGATGCGACAGCCACCACCTTTGCTGCAGCTGCTTGCGCAAGCGTGGCCACCTTCACAGCTTTCAGTCCTGCCACCACAGTCTTGATGCCACCGCTGAGCTGCACCATACTCATGAGGGCGATGCCGCTATTAGCTATCCATTCCACATAAGGTGCAGAAATACTGGCTATTGAGCCTGCCCAATCCATCATGGCGTGCATTTGGTTAGCGAGCGTCTGACGTAGACTCTCCCCCGTCGATGCCATATTGTCGAAGGCTGCATCTATCTCTCCTGCGGAGTCTGCCATCGCTCCAATGTTCTGCGAAAATTTTTCCTTTTGTTCGCCCGTCAGCGAACCAAGCAGTCGCATTGCTTCTGCACTGCCGAACAACTGTCCGTAAATGGTTTGGCTCAACTGTCCGGTCTTTGCCGAATACTCCTGTATGCTTGCATCCAAACCGAGCAGGAAGTTCTCTAAACCACCAGCGGCCTGAATACTGGCAGCATTAAAACCGATGCCCATCTCGTTGGCCGCTTTCGTAGCTTCCGCAGATGGCTTGATGAGTGAGTTGAGCACGGCAGCCAACTGAGTGGATACTTCCGCCGTGTCACCAGTCACACCCGTTGTAGTGGCGAATACTGCCATCAGTTCGTCCATGGAGACACCAAGCTGAGATGCACTACCACTCACACGGGGCAATGCCTGCGCCAACTGCTCAAAGCTGGTCACACCGTTCTTGGCCGTCATCTGTATCTTGTCTTGGATGTTCCCTGCCTGATCCCATTCCAGACCATAGTTCTTGATGAGCGTGGAAGTAACGGTCACCGTCTCTCCCAAGTCCGCAATACCACCAACCGCACTACGGCTTGATTTGTTGAGGAACTCTATCCAGTTATCCTCGGGCACGCCATTGGATATAACCTGGTATAAGCCGTTGGCAAGTTCCTCACGCGCAAGCGGTATGTTCTTGCTCAGTTCCGTTATCTGACCACTCAGTGCTTCAAACTCGTCCCCACTCTTTCCTGCCATGGTGTTGGCACTGCGCATGGCGGTCTCAAAACTGTCGAAAGGCTCGGCAAGTCCGCCCACCATGTCACTGAGGTCGCGGATCGAGCGGACGGCTGTATCGAACACGAGGCTCTTGTCTGCCATCTCGCGCAGTCTGTTGCCAGTAGCCACAGCGGTATTCCCCACCTCGGAGAGTATGTCGTCAAGACCGTCGGCTTCCACTGTCAGACGTTTCAGAACACCGCCGTCCTCGCTCTTGATGTTTATTCTAAATTCTACTGCTTTTGCCATTGTCTTTTCTTATTTCAGTCCGTAACGTTTCTTGGCTGCCTCAAAGCGTGCATTGAACTCGTCCTTGCTCACCTCCTCACGCTTTTCTTCCTGCTTTTCATCCCAAGGGAACGGTAGAACGTCATGCGCTTGAAGATTGCTTTTTGCATAGGGTTGGATGGCAAAGAGCGCCAACACTCTTGTGCGTTCCCACTCGTTGCGCTCCGCATCGCGCTTGGCTTCCGCCCATCGCTCCCATGCCTTGTAAAACTCAAAAGGGGTACATCGTTCAAAGTCTTCTCTGCTCATCCCGATGCACCCCAATGCCATACCCAACAGTTCCTCGACGCTTACTTCTTTTCCGCCTGGTTGGTCGTTTTTTTTTCTTCACCGCCCATATCCTCGTAGAAGGAGTTCGCTGCGTCGGGCTCCATAAGGTCAGCAAAGCTTTGGAAGTCGTAGTCAAACTCCACCTTGTCTGCATTGCACGCACTTTTCACGCAGCAGTAAACAAACAGTACCAGCTCGGAGATATTGGTTTTCTCCAGCTTGCTCACGTCCTTACCGCTCTCATTCTTGAAGCGCACCATTGCGCCCATGGTAACACGGCAAGGGAACTCCTTGTCGCCAACCTTGATTTTTGTCTTTTTCATACGCGATGTTGTTATTATTCAGTCTGCTGAGTGGTGTCTGTGATACCCGTTCCCACTTTTTCCACCTTGCCGCTGTTCTGAAGCGTGATTGAATACTTGGCATCGTCACCGGCCTGTGCGTCAAGGTCAAGAGATGTAATCAGATACTTGCCTTTATATCCGCCAGTGGCTTTACCAGTGCGCTTGTCTCCTTCACGCAGATTGTACGCTGCCTCCACAGGCTCACCCTTAAGCATTGCGTCCTTCAACTGGTCATACGATGGCACCTCATCCGTGCCGTCAGTAAGCACAACACCATCGGCGGTAATCTGCTCGGAGAAACTCTTGATGTAAGACTCCTTCCACTTGCCACCAGATGCCTCTTTAGTCACACGTTCACCGGTCTCCGCTGATGTGGACACCTTACAACCGGTGGAAAAGCCGAGGGCATTGGTACCCATGGAAAGGATAAGGTCAGTTCCGTCTAAAACACTTTTTGCCATAAATCTTCATTGTTAAAATTGTTATTACCGTGCAGACTATTCCGCCTGCAATAAATACACACCAGTCCACCCACCACAGCCCTCGCTCTTTCGAACGTTCTTCAACCGCCGTTTGAGCACTGTCCTGAAGATGAGCGTTCTTCACGCTCAGGCGCTCGTTCTCCGCCTCATAATACGCACACAGACGCGCCAAACTATCGCAGCCGCTCTCTATCACCAGGGTAGGAGGCTTGCCGCCCGCGTTCTGCTTCACACTCGCCTTCACATGCGCACGGCCCGAACTCGCAGCATAGCTCGCTCCTTCAGGCAGTCGCCACAGACCGGAGTCAAGTGCTATCTCCAGCAATGCCGTGTCCGCCTTCACCGGCGCCGTCCACCACGCCTTCATCACGCTCGTCGCGGCGCTTGCGCTGTCCTTTCGCACTGCGCTTGCCGACACTTTGTTTTCCGACCTCACCGTCTGTCTCGTCGAGCTGCAGCTCGCTGCTGACAGGACAAGCAGCCCTGTGAGGACATAGCTGAATAGCCTCAATGGCACGCGACAGACGGTTGACAGCACGTCGCGTGAGGTTGTTTTCAGCCACCAGTTTCTCAGTGATCTTTGTCGTCTCTTCATATTTCTTCTGCGTTTCCACAAGCAGCGTCGATACGTCTTCGTACATCACCTTGTAGGTGTCATGCACGCTCTTCGCCGTCTCGGCCTCCTTCACTTTGCGGTTCGCAACCCAAGCGATGGCGGCACCTATGCCGCCCGAGGGTATAGCCCACTGCAGGATTTGCATGATTACTGTGTCCGCCATCCTTGTTTTCTCTTTATTCGTTATTTACTCTGTTTTCACACTCTCCTTACTGCCTGATGCCGATGCTCTCTAACCATGCCTTCACGTCAAAACTCGGGCAGGCTTTAGTCACGCCTGGCAGGTCACGGTGACCCACAATCTTGATCTGTGGAAACCTTTCATGAAAGTTCCTCACGTAGTCAGTCATGGCCTTCAGCTGTGCCGCCGTGCGCGTGTCCTTGGCCGTCTTGCCGTCCTTTGCCAGACCGCCGGCATACACCACATGGCGGCTCACCGAGTTATAGCCCGCAGCACCGTTCGTCACCTCCCAGGGGTCCACCTCCGCATCCTCGTTGTTCTTCACCAGGCGCTCCACTGTTCCGTCCAGATGGAACAAATCGGTGTAACCCACCTGCTTCCAGCCCCTGCCGCCCTTCTTCACCGGGTCAGTGTGCCAGTGGCGTATCTCTTTAGAGCTTACCTCACGGCCTTCTGGAGTGGCTGTGCAGTGCAGCACAAGGTATTTCATCCTTGCCATAGCCTAGCCGATGGGGTCAGCATACTCTGCCAGACCGCGGTCCACAACGTCCTGGGCACGCTCCTGCTCAAATTCAAGCACCTCACCTGCCTCGTGCACCACGCTTAGGTCTTCCTTGTCGCGAAACTTTGCCACGACCTTCACACTCACTGTCTTTTTCTCTGCCATAATCTTTTTTTTATTTTAGTTGTATTTGTTACCTGGGCGGAGGCGGTTCCACGCACTCCGCCGTTCCCAGTTTCTATCCCTCGGGCACGTAAGTGAACTTCTTGGTCGTTCTCCAGTCCATCACCACAATCTCCTCGCCGAAACCAACGTTCGTGTCGGCCTTCATCAGCAGCTTGAAGAAGTACAGCTCCGACGGGTTGCTCAGCTTGTCTATCTGGATCACGCTCTCGTCATCCTGAAGGTTCACCGCAGCGAAGAAGTTGCCGTCAGCATCGGGCGAGCACAGCGTCGCCATGATGAGCGAGTCTGGCCAGGCGGCCACTGTCTCGATGGCGATGCCCTTGAAGCGCTTGCTGTTCACCTCGCTCTCGTTCGAGTTCTTGTGCTCGCGCTCTGTCAGTTCCTTGTCGTACTGGTCAAAGTCGTCCACGCTCATCAGAATGCGCAGGTTCGGGTTCTCGCGCATCGCCTTGGGGATGGCGTTGCGCACAGCATACAAGCGGTCTATCATCGAGGTGGGGCCCTCAGGGTTCACCACAATCACGTCGCTTGCCTTGGCAGCTTGCGTCAATATGCCGTCCATCAGCTGGTCGTCGGTGCCGCCGCTCACATACTCGCCGTTCACAAACAGGTTGCCAAGCTCAAACTGCACCTGCTTCGACAGCGCCTCCAGAAGAGCGTTCTGGGCCTCGGGAGGAAGTTCCGCAAACACCAGGTTGCCCTTAGGCTGCCACTTTCTCCATATCTGCTCAAAAGCTCGCGGGTTAAACACCGTGAACGCCATGAAGTCGTGGGGCTCCAAGGTCTGCTCGCTGTAATTGAAGTCGCCCTGGGCATCACTCTTCTGAGGGTCTTCCTTGCGCTTCTGCAGCATCTTGCCAGCCTTTAGGCGTGGCACGCTGATTTTCTTTTCCACACCGGGAATCACCATGATGAGTCCCTTGTCCACAAGCTCGTTGCCAGTGGTCGCAACGGTCAGGATGCGCTCCAGCACCTCGCCGTTGTAGTTCGTGTTCTTTACTACTATTGCCATTTGTTTTCCTTTTTATGGTTCTTCTGTCTCTCTCGTCCTTTACTGGAACTGGCGCTTCATGCGCGCTTCCCTGATTTGCTTCTGGCGCTGCTCCCATGGTCCGTCGCTCACGCCGGGCTGCACATGCAGGTCGTTCATCACCTTGCGCTTCGGGGTCAGGGCCGCAAGCACCTTCTTGCCCTCGTCCATGTTTCCCTTCAGAATGTTCTCGAAGGTCGGGCGGCTTTCAGCGTTGATGCGGCCGTCCTGCTCAGCTGCGTCCAGCAGTTCCTTGCGCTCAGCCTCTGCGTCTGCCTCGGCTTTGTCCTCAAAGCCCTTCAGCTTCCTCTTCAGCTCCTTGTTCTCGTCCTCCAAGGTCTGTGCCTTGCCGGCAAGGGTCGCATAGTGCTGAGCTCTCGCCACCACTTCCTCATCACTCTTGCAGTCCTTAAACTGCGCCTGTTTCTTCAGTTCTTCTAATGTCATATCGTTCGCTTTTTGTGGCTCGTTCCTGAGCCGGTTGTTGAATGTCGTGTATATCTCCTCTGGGGTGCTGTCCTCAGCCACGGGGTCCGCATCATAAATGCCGTCTATCAGACCCATCTGCAGGGCCTCCTGCGCCGTCAGCCAGTGGTCTGTCCCGTCAAAGTATTGGGCTTTCACTTCTTCTTTGCTCATGCCCATGCGCTGGGCGTACATCTCGCCCAGACTGTCCTCCAGGCTCTCTATCTCCGCGATGCACTTCGCCATCTCTTGCTTGTTGCCGTAGCAGCCGCCGCTCACGCTGTGAAGCATCAGACGCGCGTACCGGCTCATCTCCACTGGCTTGCCGCACAGCGCTATCACGCTCGCCATGCTCGCCGCCACACCGTCCACATAAAGACGTATGTCTGCATTGCTCTGGCGGATGGCGTTGTAGATGGCTATACCGCTGAACACGTCGCCGCCGTTCGAGTTGATGCGGATGTCTATACGCTCGCTCTCTTCGGCGCAGGCTGCCAGCTCGGCTGCTATCTGACCGCTCGCCACCTCGTAGCCGATGTCGCCATACATGTAGATGGTGCTCACGCTTGCCGCTTTCTTGATATTGAAATATTTGCTCATTGTCTCCTTTTTTGTCGGGCGGTTTGCCCATGTTGCGGTTGCAAAGTTAATGGCTTTCCGACCTCATTCCATACCCCCGGATTTATCATGAAACGTTATGGCGGCATCATAACGCCACAACTTGTCATCATGCTTTTCACTCGCTCGGATTCACTCCTTTTCACGGTAATTTTGCACTGCATTTATTCACATTATAAACAGATTTTTCAATGGCAGATTTAACCAATACACAGAAAAAGGAGTGGGCTCGCACGCTTTATCTCCGTGAAAACCTCACACAGCAGGAGATTGCCGACCGCGTGGGAGTGTCACGCGTCACGGTCTCCAACTGGTGCCGAGCCGGCAAATGGGAGGAACAGAAGGTGGGCATCATGCTCACACGACGCGAACAGGCACAGAGTCTCTACCGGCAGCTGGCAGAGATTGACAAGGCGATAAAGACAAAACCAGAAGGGCAGAGATTCCCCGACACGAAGATGGCGGACACCATTGCCAAGCTTACGGCGGCAATACACAACCTCGAGCAAGAGGTGGGCATCGCCGACCGCATCGCTGTGCTCACTGATGTCATCGAGTGGATGCGGCCATCCGACCTCGACAAGGCAAAGGAGCTAACCTCGCTTTTCGACGCTTACATCAAGGACAAACTCTAACAGCGTATGAAACAGACTGACCGTATAGCACTACAAAACTGGGAAAAGTTCAAGGACAACATCGCGCGCGCAACGCCCGTCGATCGATCCATGTCACAGGCCGAAATACAGAAGCACCGTGCATGGCTTGAAGCACGCCCGCTCGAATGGATAAAATTCTTTTTCCCGAACTTCGCACAGTATGAGTTCGCACCTTTTCAGAAAAGAGCCATACGACGCATTCTCTCCAATCCCGAGTGGTTCGAGGTAATCTCATGGAGCCGGGAGCTCGCCAAGTCCACTTGTGCCATGTTCTGCATCATGTACCTCACACTCACCGGGCTTAAACGAAATGTCATACTCACATCCAATTCCTTCGACAATGCCGTCCGACTGCTCGACCCGTTCCGGGCAAACCTCGAGGCCAACGGGCGCATCATCGCCTACTACGGAAAGCAGCAGTCGCTCGGCTCATGGACGGAGGACGAGTTCATCACCAAGCAGGGCGTGGCATTCCGTGCACTCGGTGCAGGGCAGTCGCCACGTGGCTCCCGCAAGGATGCCGTCCGCCCGGATGTATTGATTGTCGATGACTTCGACACAGACCAGGACACGCTCAATCCCGACATCATACAGAAACGATGGGACTGGTGGGAGAAGGCGCTTTACCCCACACGCTCTGTCTCTGAGCCTACGCTGGTGCTCTTCTGCGGCAACATCATCGCCAAGGACTGCTGTGTCGTCCGCGCAGGAGCAATGGCCGACCATTGGGACATCGTTAATATCCGCGACAAGGACGGACACTCCACATGGCCCGAGAAAAACTCAGAGGAGCACATCGACCGTGTACTCGCCAAGATTTCCAAGAAGGCAGCACAGGGCGAGTACTTCAACAACCCCATCTCAGAGGGCGAGATATTCTCCGAGATGGCTTTCGGAAAGGTGCCGCCACTCTCCAAGTTCAAGTTCCTTGTGGCTTACGGCGACCCCGCTCCGGGCGAAGGCAAGGGCAAAAAAGGCAAGTCGTTCAAGACGGTCTCACTCCTCGGCAAGCTCGCCGGAAAGCTCTATGTCATAAAGACTTTTCTCGCCCAGGCGCTCAATGCCGAGTTCATCGACTGGTATGTGCAGCTGCTCGCATTTGTCGGAGGGCGTGCTCCAGTCTATTGCTACATGGAGAACAACAAACTTCAGGACCCGTTCTTTCAGCAGGTATTTAAGCCGCTCGTCGCCAAGGTGCGACGCGAGCAGGGCGTACAGCTCTACATACGAGGCGACGAGGAGAAGAAAACCGACAAGGCCACACGTATCGAAGCTAACCTCGAACCGATGAACCGTGCCGGCAATATCATACTCAACGAGGCAGAACGCGACAATCCCCACATGAAGGAACTCCTCGACCAGTTCACGCTCTTCACCCTCTCCCTGCGCTATCCGGCCGACGGCCCTGATGCCGTAGAGGGCGGCAATCGCATCATCGACGAGATTCAACACCGGGCGGAACCGCCCCTCACACGCTCGCGTGCCGACATACGCACACGCAACAAACGAAGATTATAAATTCTAAACAATGTATATATGAGCCAATTCGTACAACTTTCCGACTACGATGCCTCCATTCACCGAGAGATTCTCGATGCGCTCACCAGAGCCGACGAATCTCTCATAGAGATTTGTGAGGATCGGGCCATCGCCGAAATGCGGTGCTATCTATCCAAACGATACGACTGCGACCGTATTTTCGCGGCCACCGGGTCCGACCGACTCCAGCTCGTACTCATGATGGTCATAGACATCGCCGTATACCACATCTTCTGTATTCACAACCCGCAGAAACTCTCGCAGCTCCGCAAGGACCGCTACGACCGGGCTGTCGAGTGGATGAAGGCGGTCGCCGCAGAGGACATCTCCATCGAGGGGGCACCGCTACTGCCCGAGGAGGTGCGTGCAGCACATGCGCCATTCCGCTTGAAAAGCAACCCTAAACGCGTCAATCACTGGTAACTGACAATTAAAAATTCTGATTATGACAAAACGAAAGTATAGCAAAGCCCCAAAGGGCAAAATTACCATAGGCGGAAACATTCCGCAGCAGGGACAGCAGCGCCCAAATGTCATTGTGCTTACGCAGCCAAAGCGCTTCGGCATCGACATCGCCGACTTCACTTCGGCTGTCAGGGCGGCTGAGGATGTCGATTTCTCGCGACGATACAAGCTCTACGACCTTTACGCTGACATACTCATGGACACACACCTCTCCTGCGTCATCGAGAAGCGACGCAATGCCGTACTATGTGCCGACATCGAGTTCTGGAGAGACGGCAAGCCCGACGAGGCGGTCAACGAGCAGATTAAGTCACCATGGTTCTCACGACTCGTCACCGACATCATCGATGCAAAGATGTGGGGCTTCTCCCTCTGCCAGTTCTATCGCCAGGGCGAGTGGGTCGATTACGACCTCATCCCAAGAAAGCACGCCGACCCGGTGCGCCGACTCATACTACGACATCAGACCGACATCACCGGCACCTCATGGGACGAATACCCCGACCTGCTTTTCATCGGATCGCCTTCTGACCTCGGACTCCTCGCCAAGGCTGCACCATGGGTCATCTACAAGCGAAACACCACTGGCGACTGGTCACAGTTCTCCGAGGTCTTTGGCATGCCCATTCAGGAGTACACTTACGAGACCGATGATGAGGACTCACGACAGCGGGCCATCGACGATGCCTACAATGCCGGCTCGCTCGCGGTCTTCGTGCATGGCAAGGACACCACGCTAAACCTCGTTGAGGCGGGCAACAAGACTGGCTCAGCGGATGTGTACGAGCGGCTTTGCGAGCGCTGCAACAACGAGATTTCAAAGCTCATTCTCGGCAACACGCTCACCACCGAGTCCTCCGAGAATGGCACGCAGGCGCTCGGCACGGTACACAAGAAGGTGGAGGACCGCGTGGCGCAGGCCGACCGTCGCTACATCCTCGATGTGCTCAATTACGACATGACGGACATATTCCAGCGCATGGGCATCAATACCTTTGGCGGAGAGTTCTGTTTCCCCGAGCAGAAGGACATCGACCCGTCCACCAAGATGAACATCCTCACGCAGCTACGCTCCAACTTCCAGCTCCCAGTTTCCGACGAATATCTCTACGAGGAGTTCGGCATCGAGAAGCCGGACAACTACGACCAGCTCAAAGCCGAGCAGCAACAAAAAAAGGAGGCACTTGCCTCCCTCTCTGCTCAGCAGTTCCCCACTGACGATGATGATGACGATAATGACGACGACCCCGACGACTCCGAGGGCAAGGATAGCAACACGCCCGAACCGTCCCCAAAACAGAAAAAATCGTTCAAAAGCTGGCTACGCTCTTTTTTCGCCAAAGCCCCGCAACACGTCGGGGCGGATTTAGAGTGGTAGTAAACAGCCTATACCAGGCCAAGGCTGCCGATGTGGCGGCTGCCATGGAGTTCTCCGACGACTTCATCGCGCAGATTCTCCACGACATCTACCGTCGGGGCAAGGCGCAGTCTCCCACCGACCTTTCGCCCGAACTGTTCCGTGCCATCCTCCGTCGGTTCAACGAGGCCACGGCCGAGGGCATCGGTGCTTCTGCCGCACACGACCCAGATGAGGATTTCCGCCAGGCACTCCAACACTCCAACGAGGTGTTCTCGGCCTTCAAGGTGCATCGCATGCAGTTGGATATGCTCAAACTGCTCGCCGATTCAAATGGTGATTTAAGGCCGTTCAACCAGTGGGTAAACGATGTCCTGCCCATCGCCTCGCACCAGTGTGGGGCATGGCTCCGTACCGAGTACGACACGGCGGTTCTCCGTGCCCACCAGGCGGCCGACTGGCAGCAGTTCGTCCGTGAGGCGGATGTGCTTCCCAACCTCAAATGGATGCCATCCACATCGCCCAATCCTGGTGCCGACCATCAGCTCTTTTGGAACACGGTCCGACCCATCAACGACCCGTTCTGGAATGAGCACCGACCGGGCGATCGATGGAACTGCAAATGCTCGCTGACATCCACCGACGAGCCGTGTACCGCTGCGCCCATGGGCGACAAGCACAGCACACCGCAGCCGGGGCTCGACACCAATCCTGGCACCGACAAGGCCACGTTCTCGCAGTCGCATCCCTACTTCCCCAAGTCATGCAGTTCATGCGGCTTCTATAAACCGGGCTTCAGGGACAAGCTGAGCAGTATCTTCACCAATCGTGCGAAGGACTGCTACAACTGCCCATATATCAATGGCTGCATCGAGCGCATGTCGTCAGACGGTTTTAAGTTGGAGCATAAATTCAAAAATGGTGGCAAGTTGTATGTGCATCCCGACATCGACAAGGACAAAGCTGACTACAAGGAAATGAAACGCATCTGCCTACAGCTCGCAAAAATGGGACACAAGGTGCGTATGACTCCGCGTTTGCACTGCAAGTCCGAGGAATACAAACAAATTTATGGTTCGCTCATCGGTACAAAATATGAGAACAAATGCCCCGACTTCTCCGTCGATGGCACATTCTACGAGTATGAGGGCTTTGTCAAGCCGTGGAGTAAGAAGAAGGTCGGTCGTATGCTCTCGCATGGAATGGAGCAATCCGACCATATAGTTATAAACAATACAAAGGGATGTGCTGACAGATTTATTCGCAAACAAATCATTGCACGACAAAGGCAATCACCAAATGCAATAAAAGAAGTGTGGATATACGAAAACGGTGAAGTCAGACCGTTCCTCGTTGATGGCGACTTTATAAAATGACAACAGGGGAGTCCTTTCGGATTCCCCTGCGAGGCGCCATGCCGTAGCATACGCAACTTCTTTCGAAGCTTGCCGCAAAGATAACAATAATAATTTAATAAACAAGCGTTATGAACAAATTTTTCTCTTCTTTCGCAGCATCCAACCGATACAAGCACTTCATCGGTGGCTTCATCGTCGCCACACTTGCCGGTTCTTTCTATGCTGCCATATATGCCGCAGCCGTCGCCGCATCGTGTCTCGAACTCAAAGACCGTCTCTACGGCAACCTCTGGGACTGGCTCGACTGGCTCTGCACTCTCCTCGGTGGCAGCATCGTAGCACTCATGTTTTACCTCTTATTCTGACACGTTATGAACGACAAAGATTTTATCCGACAGCTCGAAGAGCACCAGCGTGAGCTGAGCCAACTCATTCACCGCCGCCTCCCGGTTCTCATCGGGCGTATGGCTAAGGACCATTTCCAGAATAACTTCCGTTTGCAGGGCTTCCTCAACAATGGGCTCACGCGGTGGCCTGAAACGCGACGACAGCAGTCGGGTGGTAAAAGTGCCGCCAGTCAATACGGACCGCTGCTCTCACGCCACAACCACCTCTTTGCCTCCATCAAGTACACACCGGGCGATGCCAGCGTCATCATTGCCAACGACGTGCTCTATGCGCCGCTCCACAATTGGGGCGGCTCCACGCATCCTACCGTCACCGACAAGATGAGAAAGTTTGCATGGGCGATGTTCTACAAGGAGGCGGGCATCAAGCGTGCCAAATCGGGCAAAACTAAGAAAAAGAGGATGGCTGCTGCCGCCGAAAATCCGAGGGCAAGCCGATGGAAGGCGCTTGCACTCACCAAAAAGACAAAACTCAATATCCGAATGCCGCAGCGGCAGTTCATCGGCGATAGCCGCGAACTATCGGATAAAGTGCAACAGAAAATTACAACCGAAATTCACAACATCTTAAACGCATAAAACATTATGGAAGAACTTTTTCCTATTTTCATGCAGCGCATTTCCGAGCGTATGCCTGAACTTTCTCTCGTCGATGAGGATTACGGACAACTCGAAGCCGGGCTCGAAGAGGAGACCTATCCCGTCACTTTCCCCTGTGTCCTTATCGGCAATCTCGAAGCCGACTGGGATAATCTCGCAGGGGGCGCGCAGCGTGGCACGGTCTTCTTCTCCGTCCGGCTCGCCATCGATTGCTACGACGATACGCACTACGGATCGGGCACGGAGTCAAAGGTCGCCGAGCGTTTGCTAATGGCAAACCGTGTCTATGCTGCCCTCCAGGGATTCCGGCCGAACAATTCTATGACGGCGCTCGTGCGCACCAAGTCGCGTTTCTATTCGCTCCCAGCTGGCGTCAAGGCCTATGAGTACACGTTCTCGTTCCGTATCCACGACGACTCGGCGCGGGAGCTACAGCGTGGGGAATAGTTCCAGCTGCTTCGCCGTCAGTCTCGGCACCTTCACCTTCGGCAGGGGCTTCACGTCCACCGCGCCACCCTCCCTGCACTTGCGTCTGATGATGCTCATGATGCGCTCTTCCGAAATAAAGAACTCGCGTTCTGAAAGAAGCTTCAGGGCATCATCAAAACGTAGGCGCTGCACCTCCGTCCAGTAATAGTAACGGCGGTACAGAGCCTCGTCCCTCAGCTTTATCAGCTCTTTATTCCTTCCTTTTTTCATAGTTTGCAAAAATAAACTTTTTCCCTTAAACCGCAATCAAAAAGCCACCTAAATCGCTCATATTTAGGTGGCTTTCTTCAATTCATGCCCTCCCGTCACGCAGAAAGGCTAAAAAAGGCTTGGCGAGGCTTATGCCCCACGGCTCACAATCGGCAGAAGCTCGGCTCTATGCGGCTCCACACGCCGTTCTCCGGATTGCGCTTAGAGAAGTAGTAGTTCGTAGCCGTGGCCTGCACCACATTGGCTTCCTTGAACAGACGCATGATTTCTGCATACTCCTCGTCAAAGCGGTCCTCCAGCTCATAAAGTTTGGAGATGCTCTTGTAGTCCAGGTCGCCCGTCTTGTTGCGCTCCAGAAGCGTCATCGCCATCTGGTACATCGGGTCCTCCACGCCCTTCTCGCTCGCCTCCATGTAGCGTTTCAGGTAGTCCACAAGGCGCTCAGCCGCAAGGTCTGCACGCTCGTCAAAACCTTTCACCTTGTTAAACTTCACCTCAAGTTTGAAGTCTCCGTCAGTGATCGTGTAGCTCTGCTGGCTCTCGTTCTTCACGGCGCCATACTCGCGCATGAGTTTCGTGAAAGCTGTCACCTCGTCGTCAAGCCATTTCTTGAAGCCCGAAACCTCACTCTCCAAGTTCTCCACTCTGCCCAGCACGTCATGCATAAACTGCCCACGCAGCGCCTCGTAGCTCTCGCGCTTCGCCATGCGGTCGTTCTTTACCTCAGTCTGCAGCCGTGCTAACAGTTCGGCACGCTGCTCCTTTGTCATACCCTTCAAGGGGTCCACTGTCTCGTTCTTTGTTTCCATTGTCTTTTCTTTTTATGGGTTCATTACTCGTTTTCTTTCTTCTTGCGGTTCATGGCACGCAGTTTCGTGTTCAGGGTTGCCAGTTCCTCGCTGTCCAGGAAGCGGAAAGCCTTGCCCGCTATCCGTTTGTCCTCGCAGAAGCGGTCCACGGCTTGCCAGTCTGCCGTGTTCACACCCCACAGCTGCATCTGGTGCAGCACGCCGCTACGCGCCTTGCGCTTCGCCTTCAGCAGAGCGGCACGTCGTTCGTCATAGCCCGCCACACGCTCCATTTCATTGCACATCAGCTCATACTCCTTGTCGGTCATCTGCCGCAAGTGCTCGGTTCTCTCGTTGGTAAACTGCCTCACAAGGGTCTCCTTGTCTGCGCCTGGCAGAAGCTTCAGCAGCTTGTAGAACTTCCCGTAGTTATCGACGTGGTTCATGCTCAGCCTCCTTTTCTTTCCATTTCAGCCAAGCCTCCCTCGCCACGGCAAGGGTCGTCGGCACGTCCCAGGTCAGCCCGTCGGCTGGCAGTATAGGCACGTTGTTGAAACACACGTACACCTCACCGCTGAACTCGCGAGCCTGAACTATTGCTTCGCTCTCTCTAACCAAGGCTGCTGCTTTCTTCGCAGCCTTTTTCTCGTTGCGGGCCTTGCGCTCTGCGTTCAGCCACGCTTTCAACTCGTCTAAAACTTTCATTGCGTCAATATTTATGGGTTCTTTGTTTGTCATTTTCTCGTTTGTTGGGTTTCCACTTGATGGTCACTTCGGCGTCCATCTTGCCGCTGCCCTCACACACAGGGCAGATTTTCCATTCGCTGTCGTTCGGGCTGCTCCGGTCACCTAAAAAACCGCCCTGACCATGACAGTATTCGCAAGTATATCCTCGGCTCTCAATCCGTTCTTCCTTGCTGCCGTAAACTGGTGGCGTCAGCCATATCATTCGGTGCTTACTGCTCATCGTTCACCACCTCCTCTCCTAAATATTCCACCATAAGGGCGGTGTGGCCTTCTTCCTGCAGACGGCGGCTCACCTCTTCCAATATCATGTACTGGTCGTCTCCGCCGTAGCACTTCACGGCTTCCTTTGCCGCCTTCACTATTTGCTCTATCGTATCGTCCATCATGCTCATCGTTTTTCGTTGCTTGGTCGCTTATATGTTACTCTCTCATAAGTGTGCCACTGGATAATCCGTGCCGCAAACATCAGGTCGGTAGTTTCCAGCACCACACACCCTTTGTTCTTCTGGCTGCGGTGTACCATTAGGTCACATTGCCAGTTACCCTCCAGCCATTCGTCCATCACACCCTCCGCCTGGATCTTCTTCAGCAGGATGTATATCGTGTCACCCTGCCGGTAGTCGTTCATATCTTTGCTCATTGCTTCTTGTCGTTGTTGGTCCAATATTCTTCGGCTCTTTCAGCCCATATCGTATAATATCCCTTGTCCCCGAAATATCGCCCCTTCGATATGGCTCTATATCCCTCCACCCATATCTTCAGCGAGGCGTCAAACATCACGCTCACCGCTGTACGCCCCTTCGGGCGTGTGCCCTCGGCCTGGCTGATGATGACGAGCAGTTTGTTCGGATGCCGGGCCTTGAAAGCCAGATAGTCCTCAAAGCTCATGCCCGTATACTGGTAGGAGTCTATCACCACCGTGTCGGGGCTTTTCCTTTTCGACAGCCGCTTGTCAAGGTCCTCCATGCTCTCGGCATCCAGCAGCACCATTCGGCGTGCCACGTCCTGCATCCCGGCTCGTATAAAGGCGTTCTTCATCGTCAGGCTCGAACCTTCCTCCAGACTGTCATAAGCCACTCGCCCGAATCGGCATAGTTCCTTGCACAGCTTCAGCACGAAACTCGTCTTGCCGCTTCCGCTTCGACCCCACACGAACCACACACCGTTCCGCTCAGGCTCGCCGAACGCCTCGCGCCACTCGTCGCTCAGCTTGTAGGTCTGCTTCTTCATCGCAAGCAGCTCGCTCACGCTTATCGCTCTTTTCATATCGTTTGAATGTTATTTGAACACCGTTCAAGCGTCCATCTGCTTCACTCTGTGTACACCCTTCTTCACCCTCCTCAGGTCGAAGTCATACTGCTCGGCATCCTTCACCACCTCAGCTATCTTCTTGCGGTCGGTCAGCCCGTTCGCCACGCAGATCGCATAAACGTCGTTCGGACTTGTCTGCTCCAGCTCGAAGAACTTGCGTCCTATCCTGGAGTGTATCTCGTTATAGCCTTTCTTGTCATAACGCAGTCCCATCTTCATTCTGCGCTTGATATACGAGGTCGAGAAAAACACGATGCCGCATTTGTCCTCAAGCCTGTTATACAGGTCTATGAAGTAGTGGAACACCCTTTCCGTCAGCTTGTCAGCTTCATCGAACAGCAGCACCGGGTTCTCCGTCTGTATCAGCGCGCCGATGATAGCATCAAGCATGTCTCTTATCGTCATGCCGTCAGTCCTCAAGCCTATCTTCTTCGCAATGTCGCGGATAAAGTCGCTGCGCTTCATGTCTTCCGAGCACAGAACGTAGTAGGCACCGCTGTGCTCACGCTCGTAAAGCCGCGCTGCCGTGGTCTTGCCGCATCCGGCTTCGCCCACCACCCAGGTCACGTTCTTCCATTCCTGGGCGTCAGTCATCGCATAGGCCATCTCCTTTGCTGCAGTGGTCTCCACCATCTGCCAGGCACCAGGGGTGGCGGTTCCCACCTGCGAGGCTATCTTTCGCCACATGTCGTCGCTGATGTTCTCCCACTTGCCGCTCAGCACCGAGCTTACCGTGCCCGCACTCGTACCGTCCAGACTGGCTGCTGCCTTGTTTTGGCTCGGATATTTCATCACATAGAGGCGCAGGGCCTCGCGTATCTGCTCTTTCTGTTTCTCGTTCATATCGTTTGTTTTTATTGATTCTACAGTTTTGATGCAATCTTCTTCTCCATCGGAAGCGGTATTCTCGGCGTGTCGCCATCATCACCACCCTCCATCACGTCCAGCCAGTCGTCAAGGCTCAGCGATTTCGTGTGTCTTCCCAGCTGGTACTGCTCAGGAGGCTGCGAGTAACGCTCCATTCGGTGGTCTATCTGCTGCTGCACGGCTGCCGTCGTGCCCTTCAGCTTCGGCGAGTGCAGACCCTGCTGCTCCGCGTCTGTGCCATGCTCGGCGGCTATCGTCCGGCCGGCCACCGTCCGCTCTATGCGGTCCTGAAGGTTGGCTTCCTGCTCCTGACGGATGAACTTCGCATCGTCCGTCCCCTGCTGGTCTTGCAGGGCGCGGTGTATCAGTATGTAGGGTTCTGCCGTCCGCTCAAAGCGCAGCGAGCCGTCTGTGCCTTTTGTATAGAGTCTGATGCTTGCAAAGTCGTAAGGGTCGTAAGCCACGATGAAACGCTCGTAGGTGTGCTTCCTTCGCCACTCGTGGTCGGGTACGCCGGGCGAAGAGCACACTTCGTACTGGCGCTTCTCGCCTTTGATCGTCACCTGCAGGCCCTGGTCCGTGAACGTCGCCATGCGTTTCGTAAACACCCAGAACATGTCCACCATGTCGTGCAGCGTCACTTCCTGGGTCTCCTCGTTCACGCTCTTCTCATACATGTCTATCCTACGCTCGCCCGTCGCAGGGTGCACACCCTCGTTCCATTCCTTACGGGCTGCGGCATAGGCATCTTTCAGCTCCTCCAGAGTGTACAGACTGTCCTTGTTGGCTTCGATAAACTCAACGTTCGGGCGGCTCGACGCCTTCTTCGCCGTCACGTTCTGACCCGTGAAGCGCCAGTCCTTGTGCAGCACCTGAGCCTGAAACCGTCCGAACACGCTCTCTATCGTCTTCGACTCGCCGTTGTAGGGCTGTGTCGGTCTGTGTACGCGGCAAATCTTCCCTATAAAACCGTCCGAGTCCAGCTTCTTGTGGCCGCCCTGGTTGTCATAAACAATCTCATAAGGCTTATGGCCGCTCTTCTGGATTGCCATGCGGTAGGCGTGGTATTGGGCCTCATAGTCCTCTGTGTCGCTGATGCAGTAGCCCAGAAGCACCTCGCTCATCGCGTCGATCACCTCATACACCTGGGTCGTCCGCACCTTGCCCTGCTCGTCCCTATAGTAAAGGTTCAGCTTCGTGCCGTCACCATACCATAGCGTGTCCCTGCGTGTCGGAAGTGCAGTCTTGTGCTTTCTGCCGTAACGCTGACGCGCAGCCTGCTCGCCATATATGGCGTCATACCATAAAGGCTCCACCGCAGGGCTGTTCAGCCATTTCTTCATACCGCTCAGGCTTCTTATCGGCTTCCAGCCTCTTTCCTCAGCTATCTCGTTCGCCTTTTCAAACAGCTGCGCATCGGTGTATACCGGCACCTTGCTGCGCTTCAGAGCCACAATCAGCTTCAGAAAGTCACTGGTTATCTTCAGTGCCGAGGAGTTGCCCAGCTTGCCGCTCACCACGCTCTGGTAGCCATCGGCCTTCCAAGCCTTCAGTCGCGTCTTCAGTCGCGCCAATGTGCCAGGAAGCGTGTGTCCGTAGCTCTCGCGCATACGTTCCGAACTGTCAAGTATCAAGTCCCACGCACCCGACATCGGAGCGTTCAGACTGCTGCGGATGGCCTGGCGTCTTGCCGCCATCTTCTCCAGCTCGCCAAGCACCGAGGCGTTGATGGTATATTCCTCTATCATCTTCTCCGTCAGGTGGCGCTCCTGCCCGTCCTTGTCCATATAGGTGTAGGCTTCGTAAAACTCACGCGCCTTCGCATCTATCTTTATGCTTGCCTTCGTCATAGCCTCTCGCATCTTTTCTTCTGGGTCGCCGTATGTCGCCACAAACCGCCGTCTGTACTTCTCCGGAATACTGCTCCACACATACAGTGCCTGAGTCCCCTCGCCGCCGCCACGACGTGCACACGCTATGTTGCTGCGGCACACATTCTGGCGCAAGGTGCTCGCCTTGATGACTGGCTCGTTTCCGCCCGTCAGCTCGGCAAACGTCACGCACAATATCTTGTTGTAGTACTCCATTTCTTTTTGTCTTTGTTTTCCTTCTTGCGGCTCTCTCCTTACATAGTGGCGCAGCACATGGCTTCCACCTTCTCCTGCACGGTCTTGATGTCTGTCAGCAGGGCGTGCTCGATGCGTTCCACCACGTCGCCTTTCTCGTCCTTCAACTCAAGTACGCCCGTGTTCTTGTCGCCTTCCCACATCCAGCCGTTCTCGAAGTGTTGGCGCATCATGTTGTCTGCGTCATGCACCACCTCGCTTGCAGGAGCCGTCACCAACTCAAAACCGCCACGTTGAACGGCAAGGCAGCGTATCTTCTTTGCCAAGTCGCTCTGACCCTTCACCGGGTGAAAGTTCAATGCGTAGCTCACCATCTCCTTCGTCACACCGAAGGCCTTTGCCAAAAACTCCCGCTGGGAGCGGGTTACTGTTATCACTCTTTTCATTGTCCTCTGTTTTTAGTTCGTTATTACTTTTGTTCGTGGAGTGTAGGGGAGTCGAACCCCACATGGCTATCCAGCGCATGGCAAACCTGCCACTCCTGCGGTCTTTCCCGCCGTCATCCGAGGCCGCCCCTGCCGACTATCCAGTGCGGCGGCTGACTATCCAGTGCAGCACCCAGGGGCTCCGTGTTATCCTGCAATCATTTTACCTCGTTTATCTTCGGCCTAACGCTACATCCGTAGCAGGACATCAGCCGTCTTACCAATCTCGCCACATAACATTCAGGTGCTGTAAATACAATGCCATCCTCTTCAGTGTAGCTGAAACTAATACCATCCATTATCAAGACCATTGCCACATTGTGCTTCACGCTCTGCGTCTGCAACTCCTTTATTTCTGTATCGTTCATATTCTTTAATTGCTAAAATTTGTAATTCTCGGCCTTTTTCACTATCTTTGGCCGCGCGTTTATTCTTAAACACGCTGCAAAGATAAACAAAATGTAGATACCAACAAAACTTTTGGGGATAATTTTATCCACAAAGTGTAGATTTATATGCAGATTATGGATAAAACAAAGATGTTAGAGGGGCTGATAAGGCATTATACAAAAGGCAACAAAGCCCAATTTGCAAAGCTTTTGGGCGTATCTGCCCAAACAATAAGTGCATGGATTGCTCGTAATACGTTTGATGCTGAACTTATATACGCAAAGTGTAGATACGTTGATTCCTCATGGCTGCTCACTGGTGAGGGAGCAATGCTTCAGGAAACAGAAAACAATAATGTGCCGACTTCTAAGCGCACTGTTGAGATAGCCCGCCAAGTTCCCCATGGCAGCAGCGAGGGCATTCCACTCATACCGCTCGATGCAGTCGCCGGTTTTCCTGCCGAAAGTGGCGGTGGGGTACGCCTGGAGGACTGCGAGCGCTATGTCATACCAGAGTTCGAGAACAAAGGGGCAAACTTCCTTATCCGGGTGTCTGGCGACTCCATGGTGCCGCTATATTATAGTGGCGACCTCCTCGCTTGTCGCAAAATCACAGACATCCGCTTCTTCCAATGGGGTACCGTCTATGTCCTCGAAACGAGCCAGGGGGTACTCGTCAAACGCGTGCAGGAAAGCGCAGATCATGCCGACAGCATTCTCTGCGTGTCGGAAAACAGCAGTGTTCATCACCCTTTCCTCCTCCCACGCGACGACATACGCAGCCTGAGCATCATCGTCGGACTCGTCCGCCTCGTCTGATACTCACGTCACACGCATCACGCACACGCTCCACACCGCAAAACGTGTCGCGCACGCACATACATAGGTATAATAGGGTAGCAAAGCAGCCAAAACCCCGATAAACAGGGCGTTCCCGACATTCCGCAAAGGTTTAGAACATGCCAAAACGTGGGATTATCCCCACCCCCTAAACGCCCGAAAATGACATCAATCACAATTTATTCGGAGTTATATAGGGGGTCTATCCCTTGTTTCCTATGTTAAAAGTGTCACACCAAATGTCACACCAAGTTGAACATTTCGTTTTTCCATGTCACACCAAACGTCACCCCAAGTGTCACCCCAAACCCGAAAAACGCCCATTTTCACCAATCTCAATAGCCTCCAAAACACAAAAACGGCTTGCACACTGTTCAAATCAGTGTTCAAGCCGTTCAAATGCCGTTATATCAACGTTTTAGATTGTTAAACCATCCTTATTTCTTCTCTTTGTCCGCTCTGGGGCCTCTTATCAGCTCTCCCTGCCGGATCATAGCCTTTTTATTGAGAATAACACCTCCATCAGCCAGTCCGGCGTGCAGCAGCGAGCTTTTCTTTATACCCACCTCATCCTCTGTCAAAACCCCATAAATCGCCGATATTGAGCCGAAGTAGTAGTTCTTCCGCCCATGTATCAAATGCACGTGTATAACCTTTGTCATAACTGTTCCTTTCTGTTTCTCAAAATGTTCGTTTTCGCTTGCAAATATACCAAATAATAACTATTTGGAAGAATTTACAAGCATAAAAGCAAGAAACAAGCAAAATAAAAGGCATGACCGCAGCCACACCCTCTCTCATTCAACCACCACTCAAACAAGCCGTTTAAAGCCCCGTCAGCGTTCATTTCCATGTCCAGACGATAAAACACCCACATGAGCAGCCATACGCGCCCAGAAGCCCACGAAATGCCCCATACAGCCATCAGGACAGCCCAAAACGTAACATTCTCAGCCCCGATGTAAAGCAATACCCTTCAAACACCGTTCAAATCGAGCCCAAACGTAAAGCAAATGTAAAGCGAATGTAACGTTTCGTTTTTCCCTCTCATTTCGCCCATCATCCTCAAACCCTTTGTAAATCAACGCTTTCCCCGATTTCTCTCTCACTCCACTTTTATACGTTTCGTTTTATCCCCCTTAGTTGTTCCTTTCATTTTACCCTTTCCCCACCAATCTGAATAAAGTCTTATGTAAGGAAGAACAGAGGTTTGCGATATACCCGAGGATGTCTGCTTAAATATATTCAATCCAACAGCCGGAACAAACGATATTGTATTCCATGTCCAGGAACCACCCGTATTAAGGAACTCATTGTGAGAATATGGTTTGTATTTGTTATTGAATGAAGTCTGATTAAGTTGCTTATATTCATATCTTGAACCAACACTCAATGAGCCACCCCAAAGCGGAGAGGCATAGACTGCGTTTGTAATAAACGAATACGAATCATTATCCACTCTTGAGTGTAAATAGTAGTCATAGTCATTGTTTCCTGTATTCTCCGAGAGCATAGATTGCTTCGAATCCGAATAACTATTTCCAAATGTATTGACCACATTTATGGCAAACAGACGGCCTTTCTTTAATAAATAGCGATAGTATAAATCTACAGCCACCGTATTGGAACGACTCTTCAAAAGGCTTGTACCTTCACCATTATATTGGGTGTCATCTGTCGAAATAAGGCCCGCCCTTTTTTCTTCATCTTGTAAGGGTTCAATGATAGTATATACCTTAGCATTAAACAGATGATTACCCTGATATCTTTGGTACGATGCACTGATGTTATGATATTGACCTTTATAGCGACTTGTACCCCTATATTGAGAATGTAGTTGCGGACTATAAGTGTATTCAGCAAGATTATCAATATTGCCTATGTTTCTGTAATCAATCAGATAATCCAGTTTTACTTGGTTCAGAGAATCCGCATATGTCAAGTCAATCTGGTTTGTTCCAAATTCTGTGTTTACAGCATTAGAAGTGTTGAAATAACCGGCATAAGATCTATCGTGCCTCTTCTTCACAACAATGTTGACTACAGGCCCTGCAGTCAGACTCATGTATTGAGGAGGAGCAATAGAATAAAACTCTACGTTCTTTATGTCCTCACCCTTATATCCACGTAAGTCATATGCCGTTGATGGAACGCCATTTATAAGGATAAATACATTTTGTCTGTCCCAAGAAACCAATTTTGTTTCATTTATTGCTGTTTGGAACAATTCTAAGGAAGAAACTGCATCTAAAGCATTTGTACCAAACTTTTTATTGTCGTTTGATAAATATAGTACATCGTGATCACCCTTATGAATAATCCTTTCTGCTTTAACCACAACTTCACTTAGTCTAAAAGATTTGATAGTATCTAATGATTCTTGAGCATTACCATTCAAAACAAGAAACAAGAGACTAATTATTGCTAGAATCTTTTTCATCCTAATTTCCGCAGCACTATGAATTAGCATTCTTTATAAGTACCTGAGCAACAAAAAGTTGCTCAGGATTTTGCCATGTCGGATTTTTCACCTACCTTAGTGCTGCAAAAAGAAGTATAGCAAAATCTCCGAATGACATGGCAAATGTACAAATAAAATCCGAGAAACTCACTCCTTTTGGAGGAATTTTTCCAATCATGGAGCAATTTGACGCTCTTTTAGCTCAAACCATAGACTCCACATTGGGGATGAGATGCAAATGGTATGGCTATCAGTATAGCGAGATCCTGCGCTCTTTGATGTGCGTCTATCTTTGTGGCGGCTCATGTGTCGAAGATGTGACAACTCACCTCATGAGGCATTTGTCTCTTCGTCCATCCCTTCGCACTTGCAGTGCGGACACCATATTACGCGCTATCGAGGAACTAACTTGTGAGAACACCACCTATCAAACAGCCATTTCTTCTGGGAGAAAAGAGTTAGTGGACGGCTTCTTTCTTGATGGTGCCGTCGCTATACCTCACGATGTTGAGACCCTTGACGGGAGTGGTCAAGCGTTGGCCGTCCAAGGAGTTGCGGGAGACTTCCTTGGCCTCGCTATGGTGGGCAGGCTGGTTGACGGCTGAAACATCATACTCTTGGATGTCGCCAAAGTCTTCCCAAACCGCTGCAACCCAGTAATCCTGTCTTGTCCCCTGAGGTACATACAGCGTGGATTGGCTCACATCGAAACCGTAGAAGAATAGGCCCGCAGGAACGGGAGTCGGCCAAGCGACATAGACGGATTTTATGCCTGAATCTACGAAAATGCTACCTTCATTCAATGTGCTGAGCGATGTGAGCCCCGAAGGAATGATCAGGGTCGATAAGTTGCTGCATTCGGCAAAGGCTCCGGAGTCCATAAAGGTGAGGCTGGGAGAAAGTGTTAGGCTTGTCAAACCTTCACATACATAGTATCTATTATGAGTTGATTATCAGTATTATACGCTCTAAACGGTAGAAAAGTGGTAATATGGATTCTGTTTAGATACAAAAAGGTGAAGATTTAACGTATTTAACCTCCATTTGCGTCATTTCTAGTGTCTGAGTATAGTATTTCTATCATTTCGTTGGCTATTTTGTGGTCAGCGATTCGTATAACATTGTTTGTCTCCGAATTGTAACCAAAGAAGTTTATGTTCCCATACCAGACAATAGATTTGTCTATGATGGCGCATTGCAGAGTTTGTTCCTTGTTGCACACCACATCCATTCCTGTATTTTTAAGTTCTATCTCATTAGCCCCTTCCTCTTTGATATGTACAGCCACAGTAACACCATTATGAATAATGTTTGCAAGTGTTGACATGATAACGGGCTTGTATTTGAACTTTATTTTGGGGACAGCGATTATGACAGAGTACTGGGCTTTTGCCAAATCATTCCGAAATATCGCTTCGTAATTGTTTCGTTCATATATCAGTTCTTGAGGATTTTTGTCAAGTGTGAATGATGTCACATACTTTCCGTATCCTGCTCTTAAATACCCTTTCAGCCGTTTACGATACATAGAGTCACAAAGTGGGACATGAACATCCACATAATCATAAATACGCACTTCGTTCTTTCCTGCGTATTCCCTATGTAAACGCCCTGCATATTGCTCCACGTTTCCTTTCCAAGCTATAGGCATAGTAAGGAACAGTGTATCAAGGCGAGGATAATCAAAGCCTTCTCCGACATACTTTCCTGTAGCCACAATCACAAGTGATTCTGATGTGGGCATTGACTGTAGATTTTGTAATGCAAGACGCTTTTCTTTAGCAGAGTCAGCTCCAATGAGTTGAATGACATGGTCTGCAAATGGAATAAGCATTTGTGCCAACGCCTTGACATGAGCTGTGCGAGTGGTTAATACCAATGGGGTACGACCTTCTTAAATGGCAATTCTTACATCTTCTACGATGAACTCATTCCTAACCTTATCTTCGGACAAGTCTTGTGTAACCTGAACGTAAGTCTTGGTATCTGACGAAATGTTTCGGAATGATGTAAACCTTGGAATCAATAAACGTTTAAATGTTTGATTTTCCATTTGGCTCTTGGCATCAGCTGTGAATCTTATCTTTCCGCATTGCATGAAAATAATAGGTTGATGTCCATCCTTTCTGATAGGAGTTGCTGTCAAACCATATACGTATGTAGCTGTTACTTGTCGAAGCACTTGCTCGAAGCTGACAGAGGATACATGATGACATTCATCTACTATCACCATACCGTAATCCTTGACAAAAGGCTTCACTTCACCATCGCTAAAACAAGATTGTATCAAAGCTATATCAATGATGCCATGCAACGTGTTCTTGCCTGCATATAAGCAACCAATGACCGAAGAATTCTTTTTCCTTCCTCGTTTGGCTGCTGGCTCTTCGATGGTCTCATCTATCTTGAGGAAGGTTTCCAACCGTTCTTTCCATTGTTCCAGCAATGCCTTGTTATGAACAAGAATTAAGGTGTTCACCTTTCTCCTTGCAAGCATTCCGATGGCAAACACTGTCTTTCCAAAAGCTGTTGTTGCTGATAATGTTCCTATATTATGCCCAGCAAAAGCTTCCATTGCATTTTGCTGTCCTTCCCGAAGAGATCCTCTGAATGTAACATTGATATTATGCCCATGATTTGTTTTGTCTGAGATCGCCACCTTTACTCCATGTTGGGTTAGAATACTACTAACAGCATCTTCACACCCACGAGGAAGGGCGAGATAATCATCCGTCATTTCCGAACATGAAATGATGCGAGGGATATTATAGGTAGAAAGGCGCATGCCTTGCTTCTCATAAAACTCCGGATTACGGAAAGCAGCTATGCGCTTAAAAACATTCACACATTTGGCTGATAGACTTGCTAAAGGAACATAAAGCATATTCGCTCTTGTCAGAACGATTTGTTTTGGATAGTCTTCAGATTGCGCAGCATCCATATGAGGAATCTCCCAAGGTTTCTCCTCGCAGGTCTTTGATAGTTCTCCTAATGTTGGCACTGCATGCAGCTGTAATAACAAATCAAGTTCTACCTCTGATAGCTTATGGATTTGCGACAACATTTCCCATTGGTCGGCATACGCATTGAAGTCTTCATCAACGAACACACTGTTCCCTTTGCGTCGAGCCATACCCTGCAATGGCAAGGCTACAAGATTGCCTAGTCCTCCTTTGGGCAAGGTGTCTTGGTTTGGAAAGAATCGGTCGTATGACTTGAAAGACAGGTGAGCGTCACAACTCATCGCTTCTGTAAGAATGGCATTTCCCAACTTGCGTGCCTTGAAAGCAGTTACTGGTGTATCAAAAAAAATCCATGCGTGAGCACCATTGCCAGAACGTGAGCGTTCGATGTAGCAAGGTACATTCCAAGTTTTGCAAACATTTACAAAGGCAAGTACATCATTCTTATAGCCATGCTCAAAACTCTTGTCATCAAAGTCTGTACAAAGGAAACTGCAAGTGTTGCCCTTTCGTATTGGATAAAGTCCTATAACATCACGTCCCCATGCATCCTTTCCTGCAAGATGATTGAAAAAGTCGTTGTATGCCAAAGGAGCGAATTGCCTGTTGGGACAATCCGCACATTTGTACTTTCGCTTGTCGCAAAATTCACGATTCCACTCCCTCGTGCATACAGGTTGATAGCCTGACTTTTGAGTCGTACTACTATACCAACGCCTGGCAAACACATCTTCACGACCTTGGAACAGACTTTGAAACAAGGCGACTTTCTCCTGTAAAGTTAATTGATGTGTAGAAACAGCTGTGGCTCCTAAATGATTAGTTTTGCAGGTTTTTGATTCAAAACTTTCATATTCAATCCCGTTCTTATCAAGAATTGCTTTAAGTCTGGCGTTTTCCTTTTCCAATTCTTGAATTCTTCGAGTAAGAACACTTACATCTGTTGTGCCCATAACGGTTCGCTCTCCCATTCATTTGGAAATCCAAGAGCTGCCAGATCTATCTCTGGATAATTGGAAAATAGCGTGTCCATCTTTCCCAACATATCATTGTTGGGTGATATGATGTCAAGGAAATACTTGATGATACAGATTGTGAAATACACTCTTTGAGGGTTTGCCGGCAGGATAATCCATGGATGAGTAATTCTTCTTGGAGTAACAGGCATAATGGAACTTACCTTGTTCCACACCCTTGAATGATGACAACTGGCATTTCGCAACAAAGTCAAAGATGTTATCCAAGATTCCAAGACGATAGGTTGCAAGCCGAAATAATGAGAGATACGCTTGCGTATCTTGTCTGCTTTCAGATTACGGTAAATCATATTCACATTGCCCATCGTCAGCAACTCACCCAAAATCCATGATGGAGGATATGGGTCGCAATAGCTGTTCTTGAAATGCTTGATAAATTCTTCTGTTGATTTTGTATATTCTCTATCGATGGTGTTCTTTGTTTCTTGAAAAGTTCTTTGGTTGGCAAAGTGAACAGAATTTGTCAGCCAATAAGTATCTCCTGTCATCTGCACAGGAATGTTCATAATGGCACGACGAATAGCTATCTCTACTTTCTCAATCTCATTGAGAAGAAGCATACGCAATTTCTTGTCGAAGCGATAGAGATTCAACACTTGTTGGAAAGTTGTACCATCTTTATACTGATGAGTTTCCTTTGGAACTTTCAAGAATGGGTACATATAAGCGGAAAGACGATAGTACCCGATGCTCTCCAAATATCGTACCGCTTTGGCTTCATCGGAAATAACAAGCCCACGACTTTTCAACAGAACCATCAAGTCTGCCTCTGTCATATAATGTTTCATGAAGTGCGGTAATCTTTCCATTATCGTATTTTGTGAGTAAACTTATATATACAAAAAAGCCCCACGCATTTGAGCATCGTTGAGAGGCTTGGTGGGAACTGACGATGCAAAGGTACGAATAATCATTGATAATACAAACTTTTTAGCGAGTAAAATTAAGCAAAAGTAGATTTCTTTGACATATTTGTATTTAATAATGTTAAATCGGGCATTAACATCCTGCTGCAAGGTAAACAACAAAATACAACGCTTTCGACAAGCCATGCGCAGAACCGATCTTGCTCGAGTTTTACCATGGCGAGAAAGGGTACTATGAAATGGAACGCTTCGCATTGGATAATCCCTGCTGAGGATGGAAAACAACTTGAACAACTTTTACAACTTGTAACAACCTACACGCTTCGCGTGTTAAACGTAAACTTGCACGGGTGACACACAAGGTAAGCTGCGCTCGGCAATCAGTGGGACGTCGTAACAGAACCTATCAGAGACGGGCAATACGCTGAACCCTTCAGGGCTGACAAGCGACCATTTGCGGCGCTGGCCATAGAACTGGACGACAAAGGGGATGGGAGTGGTCGATTGGCAGGAAGTGTAAGCAGGCTTGTCCGCAGCAAGCCAACCCAGCAAGAACGAGCTGCTTGCGCGCCCTTGCCGAGTGGCCCAGCTGGGAGAAAATAGTTAGTGGACGGCTTCTTTCTTGATGGTGCCGTCGCTATACCTCACGATGTTGAGACCCTTGACGGGAGTGGTCAAGCGTTGGCCGTCCAAGGAGTTGCGGGAGACTTCCTTGGCCTCGCTATGGTGGGCAGGCTGGTTGACGGCTGAAACATCATACTCTTGGATGTCGCCAAAGTCTTCCCAAACCGCTGCAACCCAGTAATCCTGTCTTGTCCCCTGAGGTACATACAATGTGGCCTGACTCAAATCGAGACCTTTGAAGAATTGACCCGCAGGAACGGGAGCCTGCCAAGCGACATAGACGGCTTTTATGCCAGATCCTTCGAAAATGCTACCTTCATTCAATGTGCTGAGCGATGTGAGTCCCGAAGGAATGATCAGGGTCGATAAGTTGCTGCATTCGGCAAAGGCTCCCCCATCTATAAAGGTGAGGCTGGGAGAAAGTGTTACGCTCGTCAAACCTTCACAGATAAAGAATGTATTATTAGTTGATTACCAGTATTATACGCTCTAAACGGTAGAAAAGTGACTGTGTGGATTCTGTTTAGATACGAAAGGGTAATGATTTAACGTATTTAACTTTCGATTACATTGTATTCTCATTTTGGGAACATTTCAAGTGACCACCAAGCAACAAGTATTGGGCATCAATGCAATAACATCACTCTTATATAATCCTACCCAGATTGCACATGATAGCAAATATACCTTGTATCATTGTCCATTCTCAAATTCTACCTGTTTTATTTTATCGTTGATATGATTAGCGTAAGAACCTTTCTCTCGCAAAAATATAAGACAGGTGACATCTGTCAAGGATTGCAGCAATAGCAATACTTCCGATTATGCTAACGGCAATAGTGAAGACCGTATGTACCCCCCCCAGAATTATCAAAATGGAATAGTGGCAATGCTAACTTGCCTCCCATTGTGAATATTGGATGAAAAAGGTATATAGGAAGTGTGTTTCTTCCGATATATCCTATAATTCCCAAGACCTTCTTGTTTTTGATACTCTGTATGAGTTTCGAAACGAAAGAAAGGAATGACAATGCTAATATTGTAACCGCTAAAAAGTTCCAATTTTTATAGTTTGCCTCAAATCCGCAACTATTAGGACTTAGTGCGTTTTTTGCTTGCAAAGCGAGAAACAATCATCTTGTCGCACATGTTCTTGTGCAGCAGAAACGTCTCAGGCAC